ATGAGAACAGTCGGTCATGTGCAAACGGCCGGTGAGGATGCGCTCCACCCCCTGGGGCCTTTAGCATGCCCGGCCCACGATGAGCGCGCCACGATGGCTGCGGCATGGCTGCTGCGCCTTCCGTGAGGGTGCGTGAGGTGGCTCAATGGCCTACTTTTGGCGCCAGTGGTGGCCGGGGTCTAGCGGCATGCCGTCGGCATCATGGCCACGCATCCGGCCGCCGCGCTCCAGCTGTGCTTTTCGGGTGTTGTGGCATGTGGTGCACAGTGCCTGCCAGTTTGAGCGCGACCAAAACAGGGAAAGGTCTCCTCGGTGAGGTTTCACATGGTCGACGACGGACGCAACAACACGGGGCGCGCCTGCAGCTGCGCACATCACGCACCACGGGGAGCCGCGCAAAAATTCGCGCCTGGCCTTGCGCCATTTCTCACCATAGCCGCGCGCCGCAGTGGTGAGGCCGTCGCGCCAGCTATTGGCCATGGCGCGCGCCTGGTGAGGTGGGTGAGGTGGGTGAGGTGGGTGAGGTGGGTGAGGTGGGTGAGGTGGGTGAGGTGGGTGAGGTGGGTGAGGTGGGTGAGGTGGGTGAGCTCACTACACCAGGCGCGCGCCGAGTAAGCGCGGCTATCTGCAGCTGCAGTAAATGCGCCTTGCGTTTGATCCATTCGCGCCTGGCGCTACAGCCACCACATGCCATACATCATCCGATAAACGGTACTTGTATGTACTCACCTAGAAGAGTACATTTATTCCGTCGACTCACCCACCGCTAGGAGCACTCACCATGACCGACCGCCAACTGAATAAATTGTCCTTGCAAGACATGGACATGACCCCGGACGCGCTGAGCATCGCACGCCAGGAAGCCGCGCGCAAGCTCGCACCCCGCAAACCCGCACCCCGCAAAGCCTACGAAGCACCGAAACCCGCGCGCCGTGGTTTCTTTGCCCGCCTTTTCAACATCTGAGGTCAACATGAACGATTCAAACACTCTCGCTCAAACCTTGCGCGCTGCAGGTCAAACCCTTTTCTCTGACCGCGCCAGCATGCCCAAAAATAACGCGCAAGCCGCGCTCGACGGTCGCACCCACTACGCGGAGGATTCGACACTCCGCTATTTTCACGCGCGCATTTTGAGCGCGCATGAATGCCGCAGTGGCTGCTTTTTTTACATTATCGAGTCTTGCGCGCTTGACGCTAACAACACGTCACGCGGATTCCGAGCAGTCGTTTTTGATGTATTTGGGACCGTGGTTTATCGGCCTGACTTGCAAAGCACCTACCGCACAAACGGGCAGGCGCGCAAAGCCATGTGGGCGTGGTTTGACGCGTTTGACGAAGTGCAGCACTACGCCGATGCCTTGCGCCGCAAAGCCGCGCGCCTTGAGCGCGAAGCCGCAGAGATGCGCGCCGCGGTGGCCACGCTTGAGAGTGCTGAGGTGGCCGCATGACTACAACATTTCACACATACGCTCAATACCTGCAGGCTTGCACCGAGCGCGCGGTTAATTCACACCGGCCACCTGCAGCGCCTTACTTTTGGGTTTGTGCTGGGTGCGGAAAATGCGCGCCGCACAGCGAAAGCTACGGCACCGACGGGAAAACCGAGATGGTCTGTTATGACTGTTGCGCCGCGCGTGATGTCGAGCAGATGCTAGACCGGTCTAAGCCTTTTTACGCTTACTTGTCGTGCGACGGGCGCGAGCTGGTCAACTGGCCCGGACGCAGTCTCGGGCACGTGCTGAATTATTCAGAATCGCGCGCTGGGTGGAATGGGGGAACTATCGCGCGGTTTCGGGTGCTAGACGTGCACGGGCAATTGTGGGCGGGGCGTGGAGCGGGTAAAGGCATGTTTTGCACCTTGCGTGCGATGAAAGGTTGATCCCTATGGAACTCAACATTACTCAATTTTTCAACACGTGCGCGCCGCGCGACTTTAGCGCCAGCGTGGCCGAAATAGGCCAGGATGCTGGCGCCGCCACCTGGCAAGCCGCGTGCGAAGAAGAGACGCAAATTCTTGACACTGAAGAGAAGCGCGAAGCCTTCCGGGAATTTGTGCGCGGTGCTGGCGCCTGGTCTGACGAAGAAATAGCCGCCATGAGCGACGCGCATTTGAACGCGCTGTGTGTTCAATGGATCTCAGGCGATATGCGCGAACCCGTCGGGTTTGAGCTCGGCGCGCACAGTGACGACGAACAGTGGGCGGAATATGAACGCCAGTCAAACGCGGGCAATGTGGCCGGGCGCCTGTTCAAAGGCACCGACGGCGAAATTTACTGGGACTGCGCATGTTGAGCGACCTGGAGTCGCGCGCCTGGTCGCGCATGTGCCGCAAGCCTGCGCCGCTGGATCACTCCCCGCTGAGCTATGACCGAATGCTCGCACGCGCGCAAGCGTGGCGCCTGTTGCAGCGTCTGCAGGGGCGCCGCGTCTCTCTGTACCAAGCCATCAAAGAATGAAGGTCAATCCCTGCGCATGCTGTGCGCAGTGGTGGGCGATTTTGCCTTTTCACCTGGAGCTAATCATGCTTACCGAATTGAACGCCATCAACAGCGCGCGCACGCAGTACCGCGCTATGTTTAAGAGCATGGCGCGCGCTGGCGTGGCGTGGAATATCCACCGTGGTTCGTGCAATGTTGTTTTGCTGCAGCAAGGCGCGCCGATGGACGTGGAGCTTCCGATTTTGCTTCGCAACGTGCACGCCATGGGTGAGCAAACGATGGTTAACGCGCTGAGCCAGGCGCTGCGCTCGCAGGTGCAAACAGCCACTTATCCTAGAATCGTTCGCGGTCCGAATATTGAAGTGGCTCGACCACGCAACGGCTGCCCGAGGTATGCATGGGTGCAAGGTTGGATAGTCGAATATGCCCCGGACCGCACCAGCACGCCCGAACGACTGAATGACGCGCGCCATCTGCTCAAGCACGCGCAACAGGTGCAAGCATGAGAAAAGCCGATTACCTGATCCTGGCGCGCGCCCTGCGTGAGCGCGTCGCAAAGTGGAGCCCCGCAGAACATACCGCCGGCCAGCTGCAAAGTGAGGTGCAGGCGCGGATGTCTGAAAGCCTGCAAGCCGCAAGCCTGGCGCGCTACCTTGCGCAGCACCTCAGCGTCGACCGCGTGGAATTCCTCAAAGCCTGCGGGGTGAAGCCAGACTAGACCCGCACCCACTCACCGTCGACGCGCGACGTTAAACCGCAGAGACGCTAGGGCGCCACCTTCAATCGAGGGTGGCGCCCTTTTGTTTTTGGAGCTCACCCCATGACCCCGCAAGCCTTTGAAGCCCTGCGCACCCTGACGCGCATGCGAGAAACCCCCAGCACTCAGGCCGCGCGCCTGGTCCTCACGCAGGGGGCGCGCCCGGTCGACGCAGCCCCGGCCGCCGGGATCAGCGTGCAGGCATGCCGCAACGCGGTGCAGCGCGTGCGCAAGGCGCTGCAGCTGGCGCGCGTGGCCGCGGGTGGCGATTCCGCACCATGATGGCGCGCGCTGCACCAAATCGGTGCGTTCGTGCACCATTTTGGGTTGTTGCGACACATTCTCGTGCATTGCATCGGACCCCCCTCCCGGGGATTTTTTGGGCCTTCCGGGGGTTGGTGGCCACGGTCTGGCGTTTTTGGATTTTTGGATGGCGCACCCCGCACGTTTTGACCACGGGGTACCGAGGGGTGCGCTAAGTTGTTGATTTGATTGATTTACCCCGCATACCCCGTATACCCCTTATATAAAGTTAAATAGTATGGGTGTATCGTATAAACGATGGTGGTTTCATCATGATGGTAGCCGTCATCCACCAGCGCCGCCGTACGGTCTGGACCTACGGGGTATGCGGGGTGCGGGGTATTCCCTTATAAATCAAGCACTTAGCGTACCCCGCACTTTTTGTCAGGGGTACCGCGGGGTACGATGGCTAAATCATGGAGAAAATTATGGAAATAATCACACGCAAGGCCGCTCATGATTCCGCCATGGTGCATTATTTTACGGGTGTGCCGTGTATCCGCGGCCATGTGGCACCACGATACGTAATCACGGGGAATTGTGTGGAGTGCAACCGCACAGCGCGGCCAATGCGCAAGCTCGATGCGGAAACCATCAAAAAGCGATCTGCGATGAAACCGCCACCATCGCAATTTCTTAAAGTGACCCTTACCCTGCCCCGGGGTCACGTCACGGCCATGAAGGAATTGGCCCGGGCGCTGTGTGCCGCCGAGCACCCGCCCCCACCCCCTTCGCTACAGACCCGGCAACCCTAGCTGGGCTTCAGGCATGTCGGGCCACTCCCATGCGCCCTTGAGTAGGTTGGCGCGCCAGTGGAACACTTGGAGGTTGTTGGCCACGTGCAGGCCGCAGACTAGGCGGGATCTTTTGGGCACGATGTGATCCACGACGTGGAGCTCGCCCGTCTCCCGGGTGCGCCGTTCGGCTTCGGCGTAGACCCGGGCGATGGCGGCCATGTCAGCCCACCCCGGGGTTGCTCGTGCTATGCGAGCGAGGTGCACGCGCCCCTCTTTGCCTGGTGGAATCACGAGAGGTCGGGTGATGCACGCTGGCGCAAAGAGCGGCCCGTTGCAATGGCCGCCCTCCAGCTGCAGTTGCTGCTGCATACCCCACCCCCTCACATCACGCACTCGACCCAGATTTGCGCGGCGTGCGCGTTGACCGCGTTGCCGTAGGCGCGCAGTCGTCCCACGCGGCTGGTAGCCCCATGAGCCGGCGGGAATGTGCCGGGTTCAACTGGCCGCCACTTGTCATCCCGGCAGATTGGCCTGCCTCGGAAGCTGGTCGAATCGTTCTTTCCCCGTGTCGCCCCGCGGCGTGATGTCCGCCCCCGAGTCCTTCCAGTCGCGCGTCGTGGGTGTGACCCACCCAGTACGTTCGGTCTCGGATGTGCGGAGCACCGACGCCCGCAGACGGAAACGCGATGGCCCCGAAGGCGTAACCCATTCCTTCCAGGTCAGCTTGTACAAGGTCGATCCAAGGGTCTGCGTCTTTGCTCGCAACCTGCTCTCCAAGCACTGCTGGAGGTCGGCACTGTGCGATGAGCCACTGGAGGTGCGGCCAGAGATGCCGCTCGTCATCAAACCCAGCGCCTTGGCCTGCCGTGCTGAAAGGCTGGCAAGGACATGAGCCAGTCCAGACAGGTCGGGAGTCTGGCCACCCGGCGTTGCGCAGGGCGTGGGACCACACCCCGATGCCGGCGAAGAAGTGGCATTGGGTGAATCCGCGCAAATCGTTGGGTGTGACATCTTCAATGCTCCTTGTGTCGACAATGCCTGGCGCGATGTGGCCGGCGATGATGAGGTTGCCCAGCCACTCAGCGGCGTAGGGGTCGATCTCGTTGTAGTAGGCCATGTGCGTCACGCAGGCACCCCCTGCACGCGAGGCCGGCGCAGCAAGCGCATCGTCTCTTCACTCACCACGGGCCGCCGCGGCCTGATGGGCTGCAGGCACTCGTCCATGATGGTGAGGCGGTACCCGTGGTCGGCCAGCGCGTCGTCGCTATGCACCCACCCCTGCGGTCGATCTGGGTCGCCGACGTTGAGGGGGCGCGACGCCTTCTCAAAGAGCCACGCGTCACTGCACGCCGGCTGCGTCACCGTGAGAAACGTGCCGATGTAGCGCTCGCCCTCAGCCCCGTCGAACGTGCGCACGATCACGCACAGATCCCCAGCTTCGCAGCGCATCACAGCACCACCGACACACGCACTTGAGAGGTGCGGCGCTCCATGCCCTGCGACTCGATTGTGGTGACGCCCACGCTGCACGTGTCGACGTCGGCGACCGTTGCCCCTGTGTTCCGCTCAAACTGCTGGATGAGCGCAAGGATGTCGGCTTGCAGGTCTAAATGCAGCTGCCTCACCTGTCCCAAAGTAAGCGTGGTGGGGCCGGGCGTCGGGTACTCCAATTCCATCCTCGGGTCGCTCTCAATGGCGGCGAAGCTGCGTGGCTTACCGGTCCACGGGTCAAAGCTCCAAGGCGCTCCGTGTTGGCGTAGCTCAGCAAGCGTGGGTGCAAAGCCACCGATAAAAGCGGACGGCTCGTAGCGATTGCCGGTCAAAGGAGAAAAGTTGACGGGTTCATTCATGATCACACTCCTAGTTGGTCAAGCAAAATATCAATCACGTCATCCAGCGTAGCGCCCTCGCGCACCGCTCGCGCCACCGCGGCGCTGTTGTTGCGCTCGCAGCATGGCGAGCCAGGTCGATGGGGGTAGTGGTAGCCGCCGCACTCGCACGGCCCGTGATGCCGTGCCCCCGCCATGTGCGCCCAAAGGCTCGGCCAAGTGGCGCGTCGGCTGCGGCATACGGGGCAGCGGGGCATCACGCACCGCGCAGCGACGCGCGAGCCCTGCGCAGCATGTGCGCGAAGTAATCCCGGCCCACCGCTGAGTCGCGCAGTAGATCACCGGTGGCGTACACGCGTTGGGTAACAACTGTGCCGCACGGAAACCCACGCTGCATCACCCAGCGCACACTGCCATCTTTGAAACGGGTCCGTTGGTTGATGATCATGCGGAGCCCCTATTGAATGCGGCGCGTTTGAGCGCCACTTTGCGCTTGCGTGCACCGCTGACGGGTGGGTGCGCCAGGTTGCGTGCGAGGTGCACTGCAAACCAGCGACGATCGCCCAACGCGCGTATTTCTGTCGCGCTAAGCGGGCTTTGCGTGATGTAGATGATTTGCACCCCAGGCTCCTATTGACATTGATGTAAATTGGCTGCACTATGCCCCCACCCCTCAACTGGAGTCAACCATGCTTAGATTTTTGCTTCTCCCTCTTTTGCTCAGCGCTTGCGGTGGCGGCGGGCCTGACATCATCAGCGCCAGCCAGGCTGCAGCGCCACCTACGCCTGTGGTGCACCAGCTTCACGCCATCGTGAGGCCCGCCGCGAATGGTCAGTGGTTCGTGCAAAACGATGTCGACCATTCGCCGTCCGGCATCTCCAGCGTCACTCAAACCGGCGAGTATCTGGAGGTGGTGTTTGACCGCAGCTACAGCCACGCGGGGTCCATCCAGGTGTCGATGGATGATGACTTCAACGGCTTTTGCACTGCCGGCACCAACCTCGGCCTGTCGGCAACCCGTGTGCGTATCAAGTGCAACGGCACGCAGATCAACCCCACCAACATCTACAGCTACGCGCCGATCACCCCCGGCTCGGGCAACCTCTGGATCAACGTCACCATGGTGCAAAAATGATGAAACTCTTTGCCAAACCCACCGTCTCCGAGGTCATCGCAGCCGAGTTGGAAGAACTCAAGCGCGAGCTCTACAAGCAAGACCTCTTGCGTGATCACCACGCTGCCCAGTGCGCCGCCATCACGAAGCGCATCGCCAAGCTGGAACAGAAGGGAGAGACGGCATGAGCCCCGCAGAGATCGACGCCCGCGCCGACTTCGTGGACCCGGATCAACTCTGGCGTCTGTCGCACTGGGACCAGTGCACCCTGTCCGACGAGCGACGCAAGCAACTCGACGCCGGTGTGATGCTGCGGCGTCACGCCCACCACATGCGCCGCCTGGACGCTCTGCGCGCCGCCGGCAAGAGCATGCTGATCACGCCTCTCAGCGAAAGCAGCGCTGCCTACAAGGATGTCGAGACGCCCGACGATCACAGGCAGATGCGGGAGCGCAGCCGGGCGCGTGCAGCGCTGTGCCCCGAGACCGAGCAAGTGTGCAACGTGTGCCCGTCGGAGGGCACGCCCTGCCAGGCGGCACACGAGGTAGTGGCACCCCCGGTGCCCGAGCTGACGATCAGCACCGAGCACGGCCCGTGGATTCCGTCAAATTACAGCGCTGAGGAAGGCGAGAAGTATTGCCAGCGGTGCCTGATGCGCCACAAGTTCTTGGGCGCGAAAGACTGCACGCCGCACATCGTCTATCCCACCGAGGCAACCCACACGCGGCCAGCGAGTGAGCCTGTTGCTGGCGACAACTGGGTGGGCGAAATTCTTGCAGCCTGGAATCAAGCGCACCCACGCATGGACATCTACTCGAAGCCGGGCACGCTTGTTGTTTTTGATGCCATGGGCGGTCACGACTTCGAGAAAAAGAGGGCGGAAACCGTGCTCAAAAAGCGCCACGCCTACGAAGTCTCCATGATCGACGTTGACTCTTGCTCCAGCGCTGTGCGGCTAAAGGGGGTTGATGGTTGGTTCAATACTTGCCTGTTTGCTGCCACCCCGCAGCCAGCAGTTAAGCAGGCAGAGCCAGTGGCGCGTGATGGGTGGAAGCACGCCCCCGAGTGCGCGGCCAACATCCACCAGATCAACGCGGGCATTTGCACATGCGGGTTGCTCGCAGCCTCGCCCGCCCAGCCACGACCGCAGCCGCTGTACCCCGAGCGCGTCACGTGGACGATCGCCGAAGCCCACCACGGCATCGCTGCATGGGGGCCAACAGAATGAACAGCGAATTTCTCATGGGTTTTATTGTGGGCGTGGCCTTTACCTGTTGTGCCCTCATGTTGTCCGTCGCACTTCTTACAGCGAGGTTGCCATGAGTGGCCCTAACCAAATCGCCGTGCTGGCGTACATGCAAGCCAACCCCGACGGCGTGACGATCCCGCAGCTGCGTCGAGCAATCGGGCGCGGCACGCGCTGCGTGACCCGGGCGCTCAACGCCATTCCGCACAAGTACATTGATCGGTGGGACGGCGACACGCCTATCTACTGCCTGGCGAACGTGCCGCCGGACATGCCTCACCCCTGCGCAGCTGAGTAAGCCCTGGCGATCTCCGCAGGCCCGACGAGACCCACTTGAGGGTGATCGGGCTTGACGAAGAGCCGGGGCTTTCCGCCGTCTGGCATCACGTCGTTGTTGACGCGACCGTTGCCCAGCCCGGGGTGCCAGATGTAGCCCATCCCCTCCAGCAACTCGCGGCGTGCGTTGCGTGGGATCCGGCCGTCGTTGCGGGTTCGCGCCAGCAGCGCGTCCAGCGCCATGCTCGACACCCACCCCCCTTTGAAGCCCGGCACGCCCTGGTCGATGGCCTCCAGCACCTCGGTCTCCACATTGCCCATCGTGGCCGCCACGGCTTCGTCGCTGGTGCTGGTCTGGGGCGCACGCTGGCACAGGCCGGCGGGGTTGAACTCGGGGTCGATGGGGTAGGTGGCTAGGAAGTGCGCGACGACGCTGTAGCCGTAGCCGCGGCCAAGGTGCGCACAGGACTGCTCGCCCTTGAGCCAGTCGTAGAGGCGCCCGAAGTAGGCGCCGTCCATGCCGGCACGCGCCACGTCCTCGGCGGTCTGCTGGGCGGTGTAGAGGATGGCCAGGCGCCGGTCATTGCGCGTCTTTTGCACGGCGCGGCGGTGGTTGGAGTTGAGCAGGAAGTTGCACACCACGTTGCGGGTGTCGGAGTCCACCCCCTTGGGCTCGATCTCCTGCATGTCACCCGTGATCATCGGCTTGAGTGTTTCCCACACCTCGCGCTTGGACTCAGGCACATAGATGTCCTCCACGCCGATGAATATGCGGTTGAGCATCCACGAGTTGAACTGCGCATTGATGCGGTCGGCGCGTGCCCAGTGGGTGTAACGCTGGCCCACGGCCTCGGCCACGCAGCGGGTGAACAGCGTCTTGCCGTTGCCCTCGGCGCCCTGCACGAGCGGGCACCACTGGAACTTGCGGCCTTGGTACTGCACGATGGCGGCCATGTAGCTCAGCAGGATGCGCCGGTCGCGCTCGTTGGGCAAGACGAGCTCCATGTGGCGCAGGAAGAGCGCTGGGTCGCCAGGCACGTGCGTCACGTCGGCGGGCCACCAGACGTTCACCAGCGTGCGTGAGCCCTCTTGCACGATTGCCGCGGGGGGTAGGTCAGGGCGGAAGCATGTGCGGTCTGCGCGAGGCGCGCGGAATGCCTGATTCTGCGTGAAGGCCTCCCACGCATCGCGGCTAGTGCGCTGGTTGAGGTTGTCCATCATGAAGGTGTACCCCCCGTAACGGACCCGGAACCGCTCGGGGGCCAGCGTGTTGCCGCCCGGCACGAGCACGCGGTGGAGCTCGTAGATGTAGACGCAGCCCTGGAAGAAATCAACTTGGTCTGATGCCGAGAGAAAGGTGTTGCCCGTGACCAGCGTTGGCTTGTGGTGCTCCACCCCGGGCGCTGGCGGCACGCCGGGCTGCTGGAGGGGCACAGGCGCGCCGGCCACGGGTTCGATGGCCTTGTCCTGCAGCACCTGCGTCTGACGCGCCACGGCCCCGAGAATCGTGCGCTGGAGGTAGTCCTCGCGCTCCCACTTGTCGCGCTTGAGCTCTGACTGGCGCATCAGGCTCAGCATCCGCTCGCAGTTACAGCCGGTCCAGAAGGCCAAGTGGGCGGCCAGTGCAGCGTCGGCGCTGGATGCGTCGTAGGCGCGCACCGGATCGGGGTACACGGCGGTGAGCACGGTCTCGTTGCGGCTCCAGAGATCTTCAAAGGTGGCGCGGTTGGCGCCGAAGGATGCGGCGATGCTGCTCGACTGCCTGGCGCGGCGCAGCAAGTCAGTGTCGCTGGTCGGACCACGCCACTCTGGGCGGGGCTCGGTGGTCCAGTCGGCCTCGGGCATGCCGTCACCGGCACGGGGCGGGAAATACTGCGCGACCAGGCCGGCCAGCGCCGCGGTGTGGTCAGTGCTTGCGTCACCCGCTGCCTGCGCGCCGGTGAGCGCCACAAAGCGGTACTCGGTGTAGAGCTCGATGTGCAGCGCGGTGTTTTTGCAGGCGTGGGGCGGCGCAGTGCCGCGGCCAATGATGTGCAGGCCGGTACCGGATTGCGAGACCTCCACCGCGGCGCCAGCGAATCGAGCGCACAGGTCCACCGCCAGCGGCGACCACTGCCCCGTGGAGAGGTCCAGCGCGCCGTCGATGTCGACAAAGAAAAGATCGTTGCCGGGCTGGAAGCTGAAGGCCACGCCGTAGGGTGCGCCGAGCCCGGTGGCCAGCGTGCAGGCCGTCGCAGCGTCGACCCAGGCAGACGAGTCGTGCGCGCTGATAGCCTCAAGCGAGTAGGGGTGAACAGGGATCTTGCGCGGCTTGGGTTCGCCTGCAACGTGAGTGAGCTTGTAGAGCAGGAACTGGCGATAGGCGGCCAGATGCGCAAGGGCCGGTGGTAGCGTCAGCACGCGCTCACCCCCGAGGTGCAGCTTGATGCGAGAGGTGTGCGGCGGCGAGTTCACGCAGCGCATCGTCGGCCTTGAGCGCGTGCGGATCACGCAGCGCAATGCCCCGGGCCACGATGGGCACGATGCGTTCCTTGACGGCTGCGCGCATCACGTCGCGGCGCAGTTGCGTGACGGTGCCGAAGTAGTGGATGACCAGGGTGTGGGTAACGCCGACGCGCTTCGCAACATCTGCCTGCGTGACTTTATCCACGCCTTTGGTCTCGGCGATGTCCAGAGCAGCCTGCAAAATCTCGGCGCGGCGTTCGCCTTTGGGGAGTCGTTGTTGTGTCATGGTGCGCAGTCTATTGCTTATTTACATCGGCGTCAATTGCGACGGGGTGCCAGATAGGTATGCCGGCTCGCGTGAGCCTGGCGGTCATGTCGCGGGTGCCGGGTCCGCCCGGAAATCCGACAGCGTAAGTGGGCGCAGCGTACTCGATCATCCAGCCGTTGCGCACCGACCCCGCCGCGCGGCCCATCGCTCCCCACGGTGCGTCCATCGTGATCACGGGGTATCCGCGCCCGAGGCCCCACTCGCGGCACAACGAATCGGCGCCACGCGCCCCGCCGTTGATGATGAGGTAGTCGGAACCCCAGAGCGTCGCCAGGTACATCAGCGCACCGTGCACCGTGGCCGCGTCGGAGTAGGTACGCCCGCCGTAGCAGAGCACGCGCTGGATCATGACGGTCTCCAATCCAAAAGCGGCGTGCCATACGCCAGCATCAACGGGTGGCGGGGTTCGCCCAGGCTGGTGCACCCCAGCGCCTTGAGTCGAAAGCCCGCATTGAGCAGCGTGATCGCCATCGCCTCGGGCTCAGGTCGACCGCGCAGCACCGCGCCCCACGCGCAGATCACGCTGCCGTCTCCGCGGCATGCGGCGTCTATCACGTGCGCATCATTGCTGGGACTGCGGGGATACCCAGCGGTCTTGAGGTCGGCGGGGTCGGTCGCGATGTAGTCAAACACGTTGACAAAGATTTGGCCGCCGTATCCGAGGCGCTTGGAGAACCCCACGCCCTTCCTCCACGTCGGGTCCGTCACATCTTCCGATGCAAGACTGGGGTTGGCCAGCACCCACACTGCCGGCCGACGCGACGCATCCCAGATCTCGCTGATCTCGTGTCGGAAGCGTAGGCAACCTGAGAACACGGCTTGCCTCACAGCGTCCCCCTCTCGGTCACGAATCGCGCATCGCCACCCCACGCGTTGATGAGGTCGGCCCATCGCTGCTGAGCCTGCTCGCGCTCGGTGCCGGTGTAGCGCCACCCACCGGGCTTGACCTCACGCGAGACGAACCGGCCTATCACCGTGCCCACCATGCTCGGCTCGATGAGCACACGCTTGATGCCGATGAGGTCGCCCGATTTGAATCGTGCGTTGAGTTGCTTGGAGTCGTTGCACAGGCCGTACCGAACCCAGCGCCCGCTCTCGTCCTGGAGTGCTCCGACATTGTTGCGCCACAGCTGCACCTGCTTCTCGCCGGCTTCCAGTCGCACCTGTTGCTGCACGGCGGCCTCACTGAGCGCCGTAGCGTGCGCGCCTGGTCCCGGCGGCATCACACCCATGCGCATGCGGAGGTCAATCAGTGCGGCCTCGGTGATGCCCCAGTCTTTGGCCCATTGGTCGATCATTTGAGTGCCCCTAGAAGCGCCAACCCGAAGCCAGTCAGGAGCCATGCGATCGCAACATTCTGGGCCAGCTTCTTAGGGACGCCGGAATGCAGGATGTAGAGCGTCGACATGAGTAGGCAAAATTGAACGCTGGTCATCGTGCCCACACTCTCTGCTCTTGACCCGTAAAGGGGTTGATGAAATCGCTTTCGTGGTTCTTCCACATCGCCGCTACATTCTTGCCGATCGTCGTGCGCCACGCTTCTGCAATCTCGCGAGCTATGCACCAGCCGTGATGCTCCGCGTGCGCTTTTTCCACGGCGCCCTCAATCCACTCGGCGAGCCTGGCACGCGCCGCATCGCACTCGGCGTCAAGGTCAAAGGCTTTGGGCGCCGGCTCGGGCTCAATAGGCGTCAGCGTGAATTGCTGCGTGACCGTCTCGTCATAACCCGGCTGCAGATACTGCACAAGCGTGACGCGCGGCAAGTCGTTGACTCGCAGCCGAATATCGCATTCGAGGATGTACTTGCCTTTTATGCCGAGCGCGTCGAGCACGGCTTGATTGGGGTTGGTCACAGCGCCCCCAGTTCCGCACGAGCGGCGTTGAGTTGGTTCGTGAGGTCGGCGCGCAGCAACGTGCGCACGGCGGCTTGCGTCTCGGGCGTCGCGGCGTCAAAGCAATCGCCGGGTTCTCGCATGTCCGCGGTGTCGACACCCTTGACTTGATTTGCGAGCCCACGCATGCGATAGGCAATGTTGTTGGCGTTGGACAGTTGTTGCTCGGTCATGACAATTGCACTCCATGGTTGGTTAAGTCTTGCACGATGCGCTCGCGCAGCGTCTCAGCCTCGGCCCGGGGAAGCGCCCACGCACTCATCAGGTCGATGCCGAATTTAAAATAGAAGCGGGCTTCGGCCTCGGGCTGGTCGCGCCCCTGGTGCGTCTGCCACCCGCCCCACGTGGTCATAGCGCGGCGCAGATTGTTCTGAGCCATCTGGCGCTCCCAGTGTGACTTGCGGTTGGCGCCAGCGATGATGGCGGGCAGGCCCGGCTGCGGCGAGTAGGGCGCGTCCAGCAACTCCACCTCGCCCCGCATGCGTGCAAGCACTGCCGGGTCCAACTCGCCCAGCACACCGTCGACTTGCTCGGGTGAGCCACGCCCGGCGGGCTCGTGACGGTAGCCACAGTGTGGGCATTGCAGGCGGTAGCGCTCGTAGGCCGAGGTGCACCCAAGGCACACGCGCATCGGGATGACGTCGCTCGGGCCGCCGTTGCTGCGGCGTTCGCGTCGATCCAGTGACCAGACCCGGGGCCGGTCGGGTAGCCCGTGGCGCATCACGTTGCCAACGTGGTCCAGGATGATCGCGCGGTCTTTGCCTTCCATGGGGCGCAGTGCACGACCGAACTGCTGGGCGTACAGCGCGTAGCTCTGCGTGGGGCGGGCCATGCTCACCACCTCAATGGCCGGCAAGTCGAAGCCCTCGCCGAACAGATCGACGTTGACCAGCTGCAGCACCTCGCGGTTGCGGAAGCGGCGCAGCACCTGCGCGCGCAGCAAGTCCGGCGTCTCGGCGCTCACCACCTCGGCAGGCACCCCGGCGTCACGGTAGGCCCGTGCAAGCTCGCCAGCGCTCTCCACATCGACCGCAAAGGTGACGCCGAGCTTGCCCTGCGCCACGCGCAAGTAGTGCGCCACGACATCCCCCGTGATGTGCGACTTGTGCACGGCGGCGCGCAGCTTGGGCGGGCTGTAGTCACCCCCGGCGCTCACCGGCACGCTGGACAGGTCCAGGTCGCTCACCGGCGGCGCAAACACGCGGTACTCGGTGAGGTAGCCGTCGATGATCAACTCGCGCATGGTCGGGCCTTCAACCATCGCATCCATGATGCCGTCGGACGACGCGCCGAGCCCTTTGCCGTCAGCGCGCACCGGTGTGGCCGTCACACCCAGCGTGCGCGCGTTGGGGAACATCTTGCTCGCGGTGCCCCACTTGTTGTCTTTGAGCACGTGGTGCGCTTCGTCCTGCACCACCAGGCCTACTTGCGCAAACCACGGGTCGCTATTCTTGTCACGCCGCACAAGCGTGTCGACACCGGCCACGGCGCAGCGCCCGCTGGGGTCAAAGTACGATCGGCCCACCTCGGCGAGGTGCAGCGCAACGCAGGCCTTGGCGACGTTGCTCGGGCCGATGACGCGGTGACGCACGCCGTTGCGAGCCAGCGCCAGGCTCATCTGCGTGACGAGCTCACTGCGGTGAGCGATGGCCACGGTGGCGCCACGCTCACGAGCCAGCATGTGCGCAAAGATGACGGTGTTGTGGGTGACGGTGAAGTCGCCCAGCAGAAAAAGCCGATCGGTTCCGTCAATCTCAAAACCAAAGTAGTCGCCAACCCCAATAGGCTCGACGCTCAAACCCGTGAGCAACACGTCTTTGATCTGGCGGCGCGGCTCGGCTTGCTTGCGCAAGACCCGGCAGGGAATGTCCTCAATGTCTCCCGAGATCGTGCACCGAAAATAGTTGCCAGAAACGCCGTTGTTGTGGCATTTCTTGACGCACTTTTTCTTGGTTGCAGCGAACCCGAGCGAGCGAGCTAAAAACACAATGTCGTCAAACAGGCTTCATTCGACAGGGTGAGGTCGTAGGAGCCGTGCGCCAAACTGCCATCAGCGTCAAGCAAACCGGCCAGCACTAACGAACGCGTGGCCCGACTTGCCGTTTTGTAGATGTGTGGCACGTGTTTGTTGTGCAACACGCCCATTGTTCTCAGCCAGTTGTTGGGCTTTGCGCCTTTGCGGCCAGACCAACCCGGGGCGCCAAGCCGCTCGACGACATGCAGCACTTGCGAGTTTTCGGAATTGGGTTCGTAGCGAATCTGCAGGCCATTCATGCGCGCAAAAAGCTCTACCTCGCGCACGATCTCAACGTCTCCGGTCGTGATGCTCAGACCTTTGCTGTTTCCGTCACCGAGCCACAGGCCGAAGATGTAGGGGTCCAAAGCGTAGTCGGGGAGCACGCCCCAAAAGTCAACGCCCGTGCGCCAGCCCTTTGCGCAATGCCGAAAGGTCGGAGTTGCAGCAAGGTAGTCACGCACCGAGATGTTGACAATTTTTCCAGCCTTGATGCCGCACGATCTTTTGGAACCGCCGGTCATCTTAAACGACAGAATGTGCGACTCGTTGACTACGTATGGGTCGCCTTTTTTGGGCGTCACGCGGTAGAGCATTTCCCGGCCTTGACACGTGGAAACCACGCGGCGCGGCCAACTGTCCGGCCCCATGAGCAGTTCGCCGGGTTGTATAGTTTCGACAGCCCGAATCGTGCCGTCAAACATGAGTACAGGCGTGCCGCGCCCGAGGCACTTGCCCGACCCCGTGGGTGCCACGGCCAGCACGTTGCGATGGCCTTTGGCCCACTCAACGTCGACACCGCCGACGATGGCTTGCTGATAGCTGCGGAGAGTAGTCATTTGGTGGAGGCGCGAGTGTTCCAGCGGGCCAAGGCTTGCTCTTCCACCTTGGAATTGTCGGCGTACCCGCCTTTGGAATGGTTCCCGATGACGCAGAGCCGAAAGCCGCAAGCGGCGCAGCCGTAGCAAACCTGATCCGCGTAGGAAAAGCGTTCGTCAAGATGTTGCTTTTCTTTTTTAGCGGGGCCGCCACAGAACGGGCACGCTTCGGGTTTGCTCATAATTGTTCCTGTTGACATGGATGTAAATTATGCGGCATACTGGCCGCCCCTGCAACAACTTTCTTGAGGAGCCTTTCATGCAAATCATCTTTGACAGCAGCACTGGAGGCAAAGACGAGCTCCGCGCGTTCATCGCTGCCATCCAGGCCTACAACACCACGATGTGGGGCAACGGAACGCCCGTGCCGCAGGTGCTGCCGCATCCCACGACGCATCAAGTCAACGCCGAGACTCACCGTGGTGAGAATCCGCAGTTGCTCGCCTACGCGGCGGGGTCTCGGGAGAATGAAGCGCTGCGTGAAGTTGCGCCCGATCTCAGAGGCGTCAGCGTTACCCCCGGGGCGAGCGATGTCGCCAGCGCTGCCCAGCGCGCCGCAGACACCTTGGCTTTCCAGCCGGGCAACGTGGCAGCCGTTGTCCCCTCGGCTGTCGCTGCCGCAGCATCCCCAACTGTCCCCGAGGCGCCGCAGGTTGGCGTTCCACCGCCGCCGAACGTGTCACAAGCCCCTGCACCGGCGCCCACTGCGCCAGTGGTCTCTGCGGCCCCCACGACCCCTGCGCCTGGCGTGGACTCGACTGGTCTGCCGTGGGATGAGCGGATCCACGCAGCCAACAAAGGTACGAATACAGACGGCCGGTGGCGCAAAAAGAAAGGCCTCAACGACGCGGCGTTCATCGGCGCGGTGGAAGCTGAGTTGCGCACGCGTGCAACCGTAGCCACATCCCTCGCTCAGCACGCGCCGCAATTCGCTGCGGACTCCGGCGTAGCCGCCGCGCCACCCGCAACCGTGCCGCCTCCACCCGTGCTGACCGACGTTGTTGTGCCCCCACCACCCGTGGTCGCCGCTGTTGCGCCCACCACGCCCCAGCCACCCGCAGCGCCGCCCGGCCCGGTCGCGCCTGACACGAGCACGTTCCGCGGCTTGATGGAATGGCTCACGCCACTGATGACCACGGGCAAACTCACCTTTCCGACCGTCACCGCCGCGGTGCAGTCTCACGGCCTCAGCGTGCTTTCGGACATGGCGCAACCGCAGAACGCGCACCTGGTGCCGTCGGTCTACTCCACGTTGGCTGCGAGCGTCAAATGAGGGGCTTGGTCGGACCATTCCCGGCGAGCGTCAAGCCCGCTCGACCGGGCGTGTACCGGGTCAAGGTGCCTTTTTGGCGTCGCCCATGCTATGCGCTTTGGACTAAGACGGGGTGGCGTTCTTATCGAGGCTCAGTGCCGGACGCGGCACGCGTTGTCACCTATTCCGTGGCAATGAGTGAGCCCGGCGCCCTTTGGTACGGAAGGCCCTCACCATGAGCAAGCACGCCCTCATCCAGCCCAGCGCCGCGCACCGGTGGACGCCGTGCCCCGGGTCCATCAAGCTCGAAGCGCTCAACCCCGAGGTCGAGCAGACCGAAGAGCAGCGCGAGGGTGAGGCGGCGCACTGGGCGGTCGAGCAGGTGCTGGCCGGGCAGCTGGTCGCGCCGGGGCTCATCGCCCCCAACGGCTGGGTGCTCGACCAGGACATCTGCGACGGTGCGGAGCTTATGCCCGAGGCCATCCCCTCGCGCCTGCGCCCGCTGGTGTTTGTCGAGTCGCGCGTCAGCATGGCGCGGCGCATCCACCCCGAGAACTGGGGCACGCCCGACGCGTGGGCCTACGACGCACCCGACCGCACCATCTACCTGTGGGACTACAAGTTCGGCCACGGCTTCGTGGACGTGTTTGAGAACCTGCAGCTGGCCGACTACGCGGCGGGCATCTGCGAGACGCTGGGTCTCAACGGCCTGGATGAACAGAACCACCGCATCGTGTTTTGTATCGTGCAGCCGCGTTGCTGGCATCGTGACGGGCACATCAGGCGCTGGACCACCACCGTGGCCAACTTGCGCGTGTTGTGGAACCGCCTCCAGATGTCCGCAGCCGTGGCCATGGAGCCGAACCCGCCCGTGAACCCCGGCGATCACTGCGACAACTGCCGTGGTCGCCACATCTGCCCCGGGCTGCACAAGGACGTGTCGCGTGTCGCCACAACCTTTGAACTTGCGGTGCCACTGGACCTGACCGAGAACGCTCTGGCCTTTGAGATCCGCCATCTGCGCAGGCTCCATGCCAAGGTTGAGGCGCGGCTCACGGGGCTGGAGGGTGACGCGACGATGCGTATGCGTTCTGGCAAAAGCGTGCCTGGCTTTGCTCTCACAAGCAAGCCGAGTGCGCTGGCGTGGACCGTGCCCGACGAGACGGTGATTAGTTTTGGGCAGGTGTACGGCAAGTCGCTTGCCAAGCCTCAGAAGCCGATCACGCCCACGCAGGCACTCGCTGCGGGGCTTCCCGAAGAGGTCATCAAAGGCATCGCCAAGCGTGAACAGACGGCGCCCAAGTTGACGCCAGTTGACGCTGCAGAGATGCGGCGAACATTTCTCTATTGACATTCATGTAAATTGTGCTGCACAATGCAGCGTCACTCAACCACAGGAGCCACAATGGCACAGCAACAGACCCCTTTCCTTCTCCCACCAGGCCGCATCGTCTGGGGCGATCTTCACAAGGCGCGCACCACCGACTTCGAGGGCCGCCCGCTGGTGTACAAGAGCGGACCCGACGCCGGCAAGCCGCGCTCGTCCATCGACTTCGGCGTGGCCATCCCCAAGGTGCCCGGCCAGCACTGGGCGTCCAGCGAATGGGGCGCGAAGATTTGGCAAGCCGGCCACGCTGGCGTGAGCAACGCCGGTCAACTGCCCGACTTTGCCTGGAAGATCGTGGACGGCGACGATGCTCGCGTGCCCCCGCTCAAGCCCAACAAGCCTCAGGGCAAAGCGCCCAACCAGCGCCCCGGCTACCCCGGCCACTGGGTGCTTTCGCTCTCCAGCAGCTTTGCGCCGCAGATCGTGGACGGCACGCAAGGTGATCGCTTCCCCGCCATTACGCAAGTGGGCGCGGTGGTGTGCGGCGACATCGTGCAGGTGCGGGGCAACGTGCAATACAACAACTCAACCGGCAACCCAGGCGTGTTCCTCAACCACGAGGTGGTGTGCTTCTCGGGCTACCACCCAGATGGCCGCATCGCCAGCGGTGGCGTCGACGTTGCGAGCGTGGGCTTCCAGACGGGCCTTGTTGCTGGTGCGCAGGCTGCGCCGGCTGGAGCGGCTGCGGTGCCCGGCGCTGTTGCGCCTCCTGCTGTGGCAGCACCCCCCACGGTCGTTGCGCCGCCTGCGGCCTACGTTGCACCCGCACCAGTTGCTGCACCACCTGTGGCCGTCGCGCCCAACCCCAACTTTGCGCCGCCTCCACCGGTGGTCGCTGCGCCGCCCGTGGCCACGCCAGCGCGCGTGATGCTGCCGGCGGCCGGTGGGCTCACCTACGAGGCGTTCATCGCTGCGGGGTGGACCGACCAGCAGTTGATCCAAGCCGGGAAGATGGCGGCGTGAACCCGCCCGACACCCGACCACCAAGCCCCGGGCTTTACGAAGTGGGGGCGCCGATTCCGGCGTACCGCACCACGTCGAAGTTCTACGCTTGGTGGTCGGGATCTCTGTGGAGTCCAGCCTCTCGCAGTCGTGCGAAGGCTGCGGACCCAATGCGTTTGCGGTCGCTGCCGTCGTTCAAAACAAACCCTGGAAGGATGTCGAATGACTGCCTACCTCATTCTCAGCTTGGTGATGCGGTCACTCTCCGCGTGGGTTTGCTTCACGACGGTGCCCGACACACCTGGCGGCCTTCGGGCCTCCTACATCCTGCTGTTTTTTATCTACTGCTTCATGGCGGCGGGCTCGTTCGTTTTCCTGATCAACATTTGGGAGGTGCAACCGTGAAATTTACAGTCTACAAAGATGCCAAGGGCGAGTGGCGCTGGCGTCTCAAGGCCCGCAACGGCAACATTGTGGCCGACAGCGGCGAGGGGTACGCGCGCAAGGGTGGTGCGGTCACCGCGGTGTCCAAGCTGCGCAGCAACCTCAAGACCCGCGACATCCCGGTGGAGGTGCAAAAATGATCTGGCGCATCATCGCGTGGATAGTCACGCAGCCCCGCATCTTTGACGCCATTCGCGAGCGTGCGATGTTCACACCCTACTCGCACATCAAGAGCGCCGACGGCACTGATCTCTACATGGGCCGCTGGTGGATCTTCAACCCCTACGCGACCGAGCGCGGTGGGCGTAGCGAGGGGAGCGAGACCAAAGACACGCGCGTGTGGTGGCGCCGCGTGCTGCCCAGCATTCGCCTGCACTACATCGCGCGCCCTGACCGTGACCGCCACCTCCACGATCACCCCTGGAACGCACACACGATCATCGGCGAGGGCTGGTACCGCGAGGAACGCTACCATGATCTGTACGAAGATCCGCAAGTGCGGCAAGACCTTGCTGCGCGAAAGCCTGGCACGCCCCCGTGGGCGCCGAGCAAGTTGCGCAAGCAAGGCTACACCGGCGCGCTCAAACACGGCGAGTTCCACCGCATTACGTCGGTGTCCCCAACTGGCGTGTGGACCATCTTCATTACCTGGCGCAAGCGCGGCTCGTGGGGCTTTGATGTCGACGGCGTGAAGGTGCCGTGGCGTGAGTACCTTGCAGAGCGTGAAGGGGGTCAATGATGGCGCTTACCTACAACGACATTCTCGACGCACGCAACGCTGCACAGCAAGACATTGAGCGCGCAGATCAGGCCACGCGTCAAGCGGTGCGGTTGATCCGTGGTCGGCTTCGCGCTGCGCAGGTGGACCCGTATGACCTCAAGGATTTGAAGCGCGAGCTTGCGGAGTTTGACGCGGCGAAGCGCGTGTGGAAGGCGGTGAAGTGATGGGCTGTACCAACATACGCGTCGCGGGCGTGGTGCTTGCGGACATGATGCATCTGCCTGACGGCACTGAAATTCTCGACATTCAACGAAGCGGTCGAGACGATGGAACTTACCTCATGACCGTCGTGGGGCCTGAAGTGCCGAACACCGCTGAGTGCCACGCGGTCTACACCAGGCAAGCGCCCGTGCTTGTGAACTTCAAACCGATCATGCTTGACCCGCCCGCCCCTCTTTTAGTCGGCGAGGGCGAAGCCGCCGAGTTGCTGAAATGGGCGGCAGAACTTGCGGATAGTCACGTGTCGCAGGAGTTGTCCGACGGTGGCTGCGGTGCTGAAATTACTTCGGACGTGAATCGTTTGCAGCGCTTGCGCGCTTACCTAAAGCAACTTGAGGGCGGCAAGTGACCCTAGTTCCCCCACCGCCCCCGGCGCTCGCTCGCGATCTCCCGATTGGCACCCGCCTTGTTGCAGGCCTAGGCTATTCCACAGTCATCCCCTCGATCGACTTCGAGACCTACAGCGAAGCGGGTCACGAGTGGAGCGAAGAGCGCCAGCGCTGGGTGCAGCCGAAGGGCGCAGCCGGCACCGCCAAAGGCCTCGGGCTTGTGGGCACCGCGGTCTACGCCCAGCACCCGAGCACCGAGGTACTGTGCATGGCCTACAACCTCAAACGTGGTGAGGGGCCGAAGCACTGGCGCCCCGGCTTGCCGATGCCGCTTGACCTCTTTGAGTACCTGCAGTTTGGCGGGTTGATCGAAGCCTGGAACAGCCCATTTGAGGAATGGATCTGGAACGAAGTGTGCGTGCGCCTGTACGGCTTCCCGCCCATACACCCGCACCAGTTCCGCTGTGCCATGGCCAAGGCGCGTGCGTGGGGCCTGCCAGGCAAGCTGGAGGAAGCGGCGCGAGTGCTGGGTGTGCCGATCCAAAAGGACGCCGACGGCAAGCGGCTGCTCGACAAATTCAGCGTGCCGCGCAACCCGACCAAGACCGACCCACGCCGGCGCATCAGGCCCGAGGATGATCCATTCGACGCCGCGAAGCTCTACGCCTACAACATCACCGACATCGACACCGAGGATGAGGTGGCGGCGCGTGTGCCTGACCTTGAGGGTGATGAGCTCAAATTCTGGTTGGCCGACCAAGCGATCAACAAGCGCGGCGTCCACGTGGACGTGCCGAGCATCGACGCGTGCTGTGATCTGGTCGACCAGGCTCTGGAGCGCTACAACACCGAGCTCTACACGCTCACCGGCGGCACCGTGAGTGCTGCGAGCGAAGTGCAAAAGCTGCTGGGGTGGCTGGGCGCGCAAGGCGTGCACATGGGCAGCATGGACGAGGATAGCGTTGAGGCCGCTCTCAAAGAGCGTGAGCGCTGGCCGGCGCCAGCTGTGCGTGCGCTGGAGATCCGCCAAGCCGTGGGCAGCGCCAGCGTCAAAAAAGTTTTTGCGATGCGCCTGCGCGCCGCGCGTGGCGACCGCCTGCACGATCTGTTCGGCTACCACGCGGCCCGCACGGGACGCCCCACCGGCAATGGCCCTCAGCCGACCAACCTGCCCAAGGCCGGACCCGAGGTCGCGAGGTGTGGCTGGGCCGGCAAGAAGCAGTTTGCGATGGGCTGTGGCCGCTACCACGGTACGCACCTCGCCGCGTGCCCCTGGTGCGGCGTGGAAGGCCCGCCGGGGCGCAAAGCTGAATGGTGTGCAGCCGCCGCCGTCGACGCGCTGGAGGTGATCGCCTGGCGCAACCTGTCGCTGCTGGAGCACTTCTTTGCCGACGCCATGCTGGCCATCTCAGGGTGCCTGCGGGGCCTGTTCAACGCAGCGCCAGGGAAGGTGCTGGTGTCGAGCGACTACACCGCCATTGAAGCCGTCGTGATCGCCGCGCTGGCCGGCGAGGAATGGCGCCTGCAGGTGTTCCGCGACAAGACCGACATCTACCTCGAATCCATCGGCCGCAGCACGGGCACGCCCGTGGCCGACATGGTGGCGTTCAAGGCCGCGCAAGGCATGCACCACCCTCTGCGCCAGAAGGGCAAGATTCAAGAGCTCAGTCTGGGCTTTGGCGGGTGGCTCGGTGCACTGCGCGCGTTTGGCGCCGAGGGCAACGACGAAGAGTTGAAGCAACAGATCTTGGCGTGGCGCAAGGCGAGCCCGGCCATCGTGGAGTTGTGGGGCGGCCAGACGCGCGACTTCGGACGCAGCACCGAATACTTCGGTCTTGAGGGCGCGAGCGTTCAGGCCATGCTCAACCCCGGCGTGCGCCAGCACGTGAAGAGACTCAACGGCACCGACACAGGGCTCTCCTACCTGCTCCACGCCGGTGTGCTGTACCTGACGCTGCCCAGCGGTCGCCACATCGCCTACCAGCAGCCTCGCCTGCGCGCGACCGGCACGTGGCGTGGCTATCGGCTCACGTTCATGGGCTGGAACACCAACCCCATGAAGGGCGCGCCAGGTTGGCTGGAGATGGATCTGTACGGCGGGCTCGACGCTGAGAACGCGACGCAGGCCTTGGCTCGCGACGTGCAGCGCAACGCCATCATCAACTCGGAAGAGGGCGGCTATCCCATCGTGCTCCACGTCTACGATGAGGACGTGGCCGAGGTGGACCCACACCAGACTGTGGAAGGCCTTGAGGCCCACATGAACGCCATGCCGCCCTTTGCGCAGGGGTGGCCGATCTCAGCAAGCGGGGGCTGGCGCGACCCCCGGTATCAGAAGGCTTGACCATGGACGACAAGGACACCGAGGAAGCGCTGCAGTTGCTGGAGTCGACCGCCAACATGCTGCGCGGCATGACGCTCGACCCCGCGATCCCGAAGCACGCCAAAGATGCAATGCACCAGCGCATCAAAGAACTTGAAGGGTTCGTGGAAAGGCACGTGAGTGACTTTGCGCGACGCATCGCGGGCAGTAAGTTCCGACCGGTCAACTGGGCGGACCTCAGCAAGCCCGGGGCGCCCGTCATTGGCTGGGGCCTTGAGCAGAAAAAGCTAGGAGAACGGTTGTACCGGCCAGTAGGATATGACGGCAAGATTCACCCGTTTGCTAGCAAAGCCGAAGCCCAGACCAAGTGCGACGAGCTCAACGGGCTAGCGCAGCAGCCCGACACTCCCGATACACCCCGCTGAGCGCCACCAGCTTGTCGAGCACTTCCCCGAGGCTCACGGTGCCGTCAGGGCTTGGGGTCAGCGGCGTCGGCTCGGGGCAACTCGCCACCACCAGCGGGCTCGGGCCGCCCGGTGAGGGCTTCGTTGGCGAGGCGCACCCCAGAAGCAGGAACGCGGCACTCGCGATACACAGTGTTGGTTTGGATCTCACGTTCAAGCTCCTGGCGAATGGTGACGTTGCGCGGCTTCAGCTTGGCGATGGCATCCGCTGCACCTTGCTGGGCGGCCTCACGCGTCTCGCGCACCGCATTGTCGATGCCGGCCTGCTTGGCGATCTCGCCCTGCGCGCCGATCTCTTGGCCGTAGAAGAATGCCCCGACCACGGCGGCCACGGCAAGCGCGCCGGCTGCAAGCAGTGCGTAGGGGTTCATGCCTCACCCGTGGTCTTTGGGGCCGAGCCGATGATCAGCCCGCCATTCTCAGGCACCGGCACCGCGGTGGGCCACCGGTAGCCCGAGACGCGATCGAGCGTGAACTTGCGGATGTTGACCTCGTTGCCCTGATTGCCGCCCAGCACGAGCAGCTGGCCGTCAAAGGTGATGCCGGTCACAAAGCCCACGTGGCCGCCGCCCGAGCGCGTGAACACCACGACGCAGCCCAGCACCGGCGCCTGCAGCTTCTGGCCCCAGGTGAGGTAGGACTTGGCCGACTCGAAGCGACTGGACACGATGCCCACGTTCTCTAGGCAGAAGCCCACGAACGCCGCGCACCAAGGCGTCTCGTCGTCCTTGATGCCGCCGCGCTTGATGGCCTTCCACATGGCCACGATGAGCGGGTGGTGGTTGACGCCGGGGATCTCGCGCACGCCGAGGTGCTTGCGGGCTTCAGCGAGCCAAGTGGGTTCGTTCATGGTGTGGTCCTCTCACAAAGGGCGACGATACCCGGGTTGGGTCCGAAAGGCGCCCACAGGTCTTTGCCGCTGGCCAGCGTCGGCTTTGTGGCGTCACAGGCAGCCCCTACAGCCGCGCGAGCCACCTCGCGGGTACCTCGCACCCCGCCGACCAGCGCAAACGCCGGGCGCGTGGCGCTGAGGCCGTTGCTCTTGACCTTCCAAGGGCTCAAGGTGCGGGGGAAGTCTGCGAGCCAGGCGTCGCGCTGAGTGAGCAGCGCCACCTTGCGCTCTCGGCATATCGGATGCTCCCCGGCAAATTCATCCCACCGGGAGTAGTCGCACTCAAACTGCATGTACTCGCGCCAGGCAAGCTCTGGCGTCATCTTGCCCGTCAGTACCTCGTTGGCCGCGTCTTTGAAGCTCTGGAGGTCGCAGGCCGCATGCGCGCACGAAAACCCGTGGTGGTCGATACCGCCGGTGGTGGGGTTGCGCACAAACCAGAAAAGGTGCGTGGCCAGCGGACCCTGCACGGCCTTTGTGGTCAGCGGTTTGCATTCTAGGTAGGGCACGCAGGCCGGGGCTGCGCGCGCACCCAGAGTGCACAGGGACAAGAGCAGGGAGAGAATGAGCAGTCTCATGGTTGATCCTTGATGGCGTCGTGCAGCCGGTCGATCGCTGCGTTGATGACGCGGGTGTTGCCTGAGTTGCGCGCCGTCTTTGCTGCGGCTTTGAGGAAGTGCAGCGATCGTGCATTGCTGGGCGCCACGAAAGGGTACAGATCAAGCACGCGCGATTCAAGCTCGATGTTTGACCAGGATACCGCCACGCGCGCCTTGAGGTCGGCGAAGGCGTTATCAATTTCTCGCGCGCTGCTCACGCTTGCCGCCTTCGGGTTCCAACGGAGCCGGGGCACTGTCCGCGTTGAAGAGGTGCGCAAGATCGTGCACGGGCTCAGTGATGCGGCGCATGATGGCCCGGGTCATGGACTCGTGGCCACACGGGGTGTCGATTTTGGTTTGCAGGCGCTCGACGTACTTGCGGGCTCTCACGACCAGCCCGATGCAAACGACAAGGATCGAGCACCGCGTCACAAAGGAAGCGCGCCAGTAGGCCTCCCACTCGCGACTTTCGTTGAAGGTCAATGCGAATGTCACGAGCAACGAGATGATCATGCCGATAAGTCCCACCTTGATGATCACGCCCTCGTGGATCCCCCGGTTCAAAACGATCAGGCACAAAGCCAAAGCGGACAGGAGCGACACAACGCCGCTCGCAAAATGCCAAGTACTCATTGCTCACCTCCAGACTGGTCCGGGTTGCGCTGTGCGGCGCTGCGCATCCAAGGAATGTAGTCACTGAGCTTGACGGTCTTGGTCCAGTCAAGCGCGGCGGCCATCAGGTTCAAGCCAAACAGGCCCACGGCAAACGACATCGCGGACTGCATGGCCGGCGTGGTCATCCCGAAGTATTCGGAAAGGGCGGGGCTGAAAAAACCCGACAGCAGTGCGCCCGTGAGCACGCCGATTGCCCGTTGGAGAATCGTGGTGCCTGGCACGGCGCGTCCCATGGCGACGAGGCCGCCGAGTGCGCCCGCTAGCCAGGGGCTTTTTACAGCCTCTTCTGCGGCTTGGGGATCAAAGTTCATGGTCAGGAGTCCGGGAATTGAGCAGTGGGCGGCGTAAAGCCGGCGGTGTATCGGGCCACTCCCTTGGTGATGCGCACGTCGTCGATCCAACCGTTGTAGAAAAGATCTCCCGCATTTTGACGCCGACCGATGTTGAGCGCAATGCCCGACGAGTCGCCACACGTCATTGAGGTGTTCGTGTCCACCTGAGTTCCGCTTACAAAAATGCGGTTGGTGGTGCCCGATCGAGTCCACGCAATGTGCTGCCAGGCCCCCCGTGTGATCACGCTGCTGGCGCTCTCAAGAAAGTTGGGCGAGCCGCCGGTGCCCTGCAGGATCAGGGAGTTTGTCGACGAGATATAAAAAGCCCACCCGGTGCCGCCGCCGTCTCGGTTGTCGATCACGAAGTCTGTGCTCGACCCATCGGGGCGGATCCAGCATTCGACAGTCAGGTTGCCGGTTTGGAAATTCCAGCTAGAACTTGCAGGCACAGAAAGGAAGTCGCCCGCGTCATCAAAGTAGCCCGAGGCGCCTCCAAACTTGCTTTGCGCGGTGCTGATTTGCACGCCCCCGTTCGCCGTGACGGGCTTGCCGAAAGAACTGGAGTCCGTGAAGGTAGTGCTGCCGTTGGTTCCGTTCATGTGCAGGAGCAGCTGCACGCTCGCAAAGTCTGGGTCCGTGGCACCGCCGCCCGACGGCTTGCTCGCCCCCAGGCCCCCGGGCATCGTGAAGAATCCCCGCTGGCGTCCCGGCATGGCCAGGCGTTCGCGTAGTGGGGGAGGCGTCCAGATCTTGCTCATGCTGCCGTGTCCCCGCCAAACACAAAGACTGCGTTGCTGCCGCTGTTGCTGCGCACGTAGACCGCGCACATGGCGTTCTGGCCGGCGGTCTTGAATTGGCTTTGACGGTTGACCACGGAGCCAGAGCCGCTGGAGGCGATCGTCACCTGCCCCGCAGCAGCTTGAACGATCGTGCAGGCAAAGCCTTTGGGAAGCGCTGGGTCAGCGGTGAGGGCGATGGCGCCCGCGTTACTGAGCTCCACGATCTTGCCGCTGTCTGCCGCCACCAAGGTGTAGCTCGTGCCAGTCTGGGTGTTGATGTTGCCCTTGTAGCCGCTGATCTCGTCGTCGTCGCTTACCGTCACGCCGCTGCCCTGAATGAGCTTGCCGGTGGTGGTGTTGAAGCGCGGGAGCGTGTTGTCGACTGAACTGCCCGGACCGACCACATCGCCCGATCCAGCACCGGCCGGCGGGAAGCCGTAGGACTGACGGTGGTCCGTCCAGGTGAAGGTGCCGCTAGCGGCCACGCCGATGCCTAGGCGGACGTAGTCGGTCGAGTTGTTCCAGTTTGTGGTGCTGGTGGCCGCACTCACCACGCCGTCCGAGCGCTTGGCCACCACGTAGTTTGTGGCCGAGTCTGTGAGCGTCACCGTGCCGTTGGGGATGGTCAGGCCGTTGAAGATGCCGCCGTAGTAGGCAAAGGTCAGGCCGGTGGTGGCTGGCTGGCGGATGCCGTACAGAGCGGCCGGGTCCACGCTGACGAAGTTCTCATTGATCGCCACTTCGGCGTTGGCTTGCGGTGGGCTGGTGATGTTCTGCATGGCGTGCCTCAAATTGTGGCTTGAAGGGGGAAGCCTCTCCCCACCGCCTCGCTCATCTGGTAGATGCGCACGTACAGCACGGTGCGGTTGCTTCCGAAGTCGGTCACTTGCTGGGCGCTCGTGTAGGTCACGCTTGGAGTGGTGCCCACGATCGTACGCACGACGGTTGTAAAGGTGTTGTCGCTGAAGATGTCGACCTCGTATGCCTCGACCCGCTCGCCCAACGGAACGCTGCTGGAAAGCGGCCCTAAAAATCGCGTCTCCATTCTTGTACGGCGGTCCCAGGTGATGCCGGTGTTCGTGGTGGCACGATTGGCGCGTACGTTGACCCCGGCAAAGGGCTTCACGCTCACGCCAGCGTTGATCACTTGCTGAGCCGATGCTGAGGCCAAAGAGCGGCCCAGAGACACGCCGCGGAAATAGCGCAACGCCCCGAGATCTGCAACTCCCTGCGACACGCGGCGCATGCCTGGCGGCTGAAGCAACACAAACCTTTCGACAAAAGCGTGGCCGGTCATCGCACGCTCGGTACCTCGGCGACCGCGCAGAAAGCCGGACAGCATATACACGCCTGGCGAGTCCAGTGTTGCGTCGCGAAACTGGACCACTTCGTTGCCCACGAGTGCGGCGTTAAGTGCGGTGCTGTCCAGCAACTGATCCCGAGTCACGCTGGAGAGCGTTGCGTTTCCAACGCTCACGCTGAGAATGCTCACCTCGTCAAAGACGTTGTTGATCTCCCAGTCCCCGAGCGCAGTCAGCGTGGCCCCAAGAACCGCAGACTCGGTGACGGTGGCGCGCGAAACATATGCCAAGTCGTCTGTGCTCTCGAACACCTCGGCGCCGGGCCAACCCGCTGCCCGCCCACGGGTTGCAAGGTACAGGCCTACACCATCATCTGCGTCACGCAACTGCGGTATGTCGAGCACGTAGAGCAAAGTGCTAGGCGTGGCCACCACTTCGGTCTGAGGGCTGTAGTTGCCGCCGGTAACTCCCGCTTGAGTGAACACTGTAGGATCTTCCAGCCGGGCCTCGAAGTTCATGACGCCTGACCCCGCGTCAAGTCGCCCAAGCAGCATACGGTAAACGCTCCCGTCGTCGGCCTCCACAAGTACCGAGTCGCCCGGGGTGAGCGCCGCGTACTGCCGCGGCAAGCTAAGCGCTGTGCTCCACGCTCCAATTGCACCGTCGGTGACTAGGGCGTCGGCGATAGCTTTAGCTTCCGTGGGCAAGAAAGCCATCGGCACTTCAGTGGTGCCCGTGTTCACCTGCTCCGACAAAAGCCGGTCACTATATTGCGTGTCGGCTTGGTAGTCGTCGTCCAGGTTGGCGTAGCTGATCGCTTCTTGAGCGGGGATTTCAAGGTCACTGCGCAGCGTGAGTTTTAACGGCTCCGGCGTTGCCGCCAAAGGCATCGCCGTGCCGAGCGAGTCATAGGGAATAGTGGCCACGACTGACTGCGCACGCGGGATGAAATAAATCTTGTCTGTGCAGATCGCTTGGAAAAAATACATTTGCCCGAGTAACTCCAGCGTGACCCGGGTTCCCCCAACCTGTGACACGGCTAGAGCACGCACGGGCTTGGTGATGGCGTCAAGGGCGCTGGCGTCGTAGGTGCCCGGAGGCATGCCTGCGCGAGCGCACAGCCGCTCAACCACGGTACGGATAGTCTCGTAACCACGTTGCACTGTGTCGGCGTAGTAGAACGGGACGTAAAGCAGCGTCTGCGGGCCGGGCTCAAAAGGTGCGGTGGGCGGCGTGTAGTCGACGATGTTGCCGCCGCCACTCTCATAAACAAAGTCGTCAATGTACCCCTGCCACGGGACTCCAAAACCGTAGCGTGAACCTATGCAGAACTGGCCCGGGCGGCCGTAGATGTCGGCCCCGTCAGGGGACAGACCGGTCTGCGTGCCGGCCAGAACTCCGTTTATGAACATTCGAGCGACCGCGCCCGACTTGGTGATCTCAAAGTAAAACCACTCGTTACGCGGATGATCGAGGCTTGAGGTGATGTCAAGAGTCGCTGGACCCCGGTAGCTGGCGCGCAACTTTGAACCCGGCCCGAGGTTGCCGCGCGTCACAATGAGCCCTTCGTTGAGGCCATCGTCAGAGCCGAAGGCCAAAAGGTTGTTGGTCACGTCGGAATCGCCGGTGTCGTAAGCCCAGCAGCGGATCGACCAATCCACCGGGAAAAGCCGAAAGGTGTCGTTTTCGAAAACGCGCAGCGCGTCACCGGGGGTCACGATGTTGCCGCCATTGAACTTGCCTGCGGCGCCGAACTTTGCCGGCGACTCTACGCAACCGCCCCAGCGATTTAACGTCGGCGTGCTCGGAAGGGCAATCGTCACCGGGACGTTGTTGCCCGAAAAGTCTTGAAAGTTCTGCAGCGTGTCGGGCGACAGGTTTGTGCCCACCTCAAAGCTGAGGTTAAGCATCTGCCCGCTTTGGCCCAGCTGCAAGCCCTCAATGAACACCGTGGTCATGCCTCGGTACGCGGGAGCGTTGCCGGCGCCGACGGCGGCTTCATACGTCGGGTCGGGCAGTTGCGTCGGGCCGCCCCCGTAGAACGTGATCCGACGCCACAGGTCGGTCTCGGTGCTTGCCACAAGGGACGTGTCGCTTGCGCTTGCATCAGCCGTGAATGCCAGCTTTCCGTTGTTCCACACGCGCAGCATGCCTTCAAGTTCATTCGTCGCGATCAGAAAGAGACAGTCCACCTCGTAGGCGTAAGTAGTGCTCTGCGACTTGGCGCCGCCCTTACCCTGCTTGACGGTCGTGGCGATCTCGCGTCGGTCGCTTGAGTAGATCAACTGCCCGGCGCTGCGGTGGGTCGCCTGAATCCATGGTATGGGTTGGCCGTAAGCCATGCCCGTCACGGTGAGGTCATCAAGCCGGGGGCCTTGAGTTTTTTGACCTGGTGCAAAGGCCGAGCCGATCAACGACCCGAGCGCCCATCCCCACTGCGCGCCAGCGGGGCCTCCAACCACGAAGCCGATGGCCGCACCCGCTGCTGAGACGACAAGATCAGCCATTACTCAATCCCCCGAAAGCGGTAAGCCGCCACAAACCGAAAGCCGCGCATAAACACTAATCGAGACTCAATGACTTCTTTGCGACTGGAGTTGGAAGCGTGCACAACAGACAGCCCTCCGTGAAGGTAGTCGGCCACGATTCCCAAATGCTGCGGTTGGTGCTCAACCATAACAACAACGACATCGCCGGGCAGCATGTCGCTCTGACGAATAGGGTCCATGTGCTCGCTACACAGCTTGAGGATAGTGCCGTTCGGCTCGCGCCCGTAGTCCTGCACCTTGAGCACTGGAGACACAAACCCGCACGCCTGTGCGACCGCAATCAAGTGCTGAGCACAGTCTACTGCCACACCCTTCGTTTGGTGCTGGTGCACCCAAGGCGTGCCCAGCCACGAACGGGCTTCTGCGACAACTTGCGCACGTGTGGTCATACAACGGGGTCCGGTGCGCTGGTGATCTGGTCGACGCCAGGGCGGTGGGGCTCTCCCCGAAAGTTCAAGATGTTGTTGAACTTGTCGATGCAATCGCTGACGCCCGAAGGGTTGGCCAGAGTGCGGTCATGACGCTTACGGCACCCGGCGATCACCGAGTAGGTATCTCCCACGGTGACTGCAGAGAACATGGGCAACGACAGCGTGAATGTGCCGTCGGCCCCGTAGGCCTTGACCTTCTGCGTAAAGCCCGCGCAATCGCCGCTGGTGAACGTGAAAAGTCCTTCGCTGTACCAGTCCTCGGCCTCGGTGCGCGCGCTGTCACGAAACAACTGCTTGCTGTCCACGCTGGTGAGGGTGCCGGTCTGGGTGAACGGGCCGAGATCCACACCACAGCGGAAGTCGCCTAGGCGGTTGCGGCAATTCTTGCTGGAGGCTTCACCGATCGGCTGTTGCAGGTACTGCATCAAGTCTCGCAGCTCCACGACGATCAGGCCGCGCTGAATGACAATCTGCCCAAACACGCCGGCCACAAGTGGGTTTCTGCCGCCGTCGGGGCTCTTGCGGTTGTACTCAAAAATCAAAAAGCGTGCGTTGTCCCAGATGTTGCCAAAGATCTCGGCTCGGTTGAAGTGCTCGCCGTCATCAATAGTGCTGAGCTCTAGGTTGCCGACCGACATATCCGATGCCGTCACCACGTCTGACAGTCGCAAGCCTGAGCGCTCGTACACCACGCCGTTGATGCGTGCAGGGGTCTGAGCCGAAGTGAACGCGAACACCTGCCCGTCGGTACGCTCAATGTAGATGGCCTGCGACAGCGTGGTGGTGCCTTGCGCGTAGTGGGCCGCTAAAGGGGCATCAAAAGTTTTCACTCTGGCAACTCCAGAATCTGCATCAAACGGGCGGACGGACCCGCCACTAGGCGGCTCTCTTCGTCGCCGGGTCGCACCATCTCCCAATCAAGCTCGTCGTTCGCGAAGTGCACCGGCACGTAGAACTCGCCACTCCACGTGAGCGCGTCTGAAACCTGGGGGTACTTGTAGGCCGTGCCGCCCGTTGCGGTGAGCCCCGTGGTTGTCGTGCTGATCGTCAGCGTGAAGGCAACCGTGTCCTTGGCGGTGATCACGTGGCTTTTGCCGTTCAAGATCGACGCGGCCGAGCCGGCGATGCCATTCAAGTAGACACGCTGGCCGACGGCGAGGGCCGCCACGATGCCAGTGTTGTTGGGAAAGGCAAGCTCCGTGCCGACCCCAACTGTTGTAGTGGAAATGTTCTGAAGCGTGTCCGCCACAAAGGTGACTTTGCCCGTGTCTTCGTCAAGCGAGATCTCGCCGGGGTCGGTGCCCAAGTCCACGGGCGTTCCGTTGCGCCGGATCACAGCGTTGAAGGGGCGCCCGATGGGGCGGTCGCGGTACTGGGCGCTGCCTACCGAGGTGTACCGCTTGAACAGGTAGAGCACGGGCTCGCCATATCCACTGCCCATCGAGCCTTGGGGAAAGCCACCGTTGTAGGCAATCAACTTTCCCTCGGTGACGCCGACGATCGAGTCTTTGGGGTCGATCATCAGGAAGCCAAACGCACCGGCGTCCGTGACTTCGTGTAGCCCTTCCAACTCGGCCCAGACCTCAAGCAGCATCGCGATAAAGCCCACCTCATACTCGCGAAGGGTGTAGTCCCACTGGACATTCACCTGGACCTCGCCGTTGATTGTTTGAGTGCGCTCATTGCGGCGCACGTTGCGACCTCGCACTCCTGCACCGACCACGGTGCAAGGCATGATCACGTCGGAGAGTACGGTGATGCGAGTCATAGATTGCGCGTTGCTGTCCGCAAGCCCCGTTGCGCCGCTGCGGCGATGTTGAGTTGAGTGCGGTTGTCGACCGGCCCCGAGATCGTGAAGTTGTTTTGTACCGTCATGCCGCCCGAAGTGCCCCCGTTGGGCGTGACCGTTCCGCCTTGCGAGCCCATCATCAGCACTTGCTTGTTGCCCACGGTCAATAGCTCGGGGCCATTCTCGTTTACTTGGTACGCGCTTCCTGCGTTGACCATGCCGCCGGATGCTCGACCAAAGAGCCCCGACACAAAGTTGATGGCTGAGCCAATAAAGCCCCCTCCACCACCGCCCGTAGCAGCGGAGGCAACCGAAGATCCTCCCAAGCCACTAACTGCGCTGTAAGCCGCGGCAGCAAGCGCGCTGAGCGCAGAGGTAGCCACGGTTGACCCCGTGGCCAGCGCGGCAAGCCCTGCGCCTGCGCCAGCCTCTGCGGGGTTGTTGCCGGTAGATCCAAAGATGCCACCGAGCACAGAGCCCAGCGCCCCGCCAATGCCGGTACCGGACTCAACCTGACCCTGCAAGAATTTGGCGGCGGGTCCGGTGATCTGCGTGCGCACAAGTCCGCGCGTGATCTCTTCACGGATGCTGGTGCCCAGGCTGGCCACGTCGAGCTTGCCCGTCGTGATGAACTTGGTCAGCGAATCCTCTGCGCCTTTGAACGCGTTGGTGAACACCTCGCCCACCTGCTCAGCCACGTTGCGCGAGGACTCGTAGTAATTTTCAAGCGCTCGCGTGGCGCCGACCACCCAGTTACCCTGCAACTCGCGCAGGCGCTCAAAGTATTCGGCTTGTGCTGCAAGCTCCTGCTCACGGGCTTCCTGCAGCGCCTGCTGGCCTTTCTTGAACTCGGGAGAGTCGAGCGACACGCCGTTGCGCGCTGCGCTCTTGGCCAACTGCGTTTCGTACTTTTCGTATTCGCGATTCAACTGGCGCTGGGCTTCCAACTCTTCGCGAGCACGATCACCGCGGCCAACGCCGGTGAGGCTCGACGTGCGGCCCTCAGCCCGACCTTCGGCAGCGTTGGCCACGCTCAAGGCGATGGCCTCGGAGGCATCGCGGAAACGCTTGAGGGCTTCCTCTTGGCGCTTGATCGCCTTGGCTGCTTCCTCGCGAGCCGCGACCTCTTTGTTGACCGTGACGTTGAGCTCCAGCTGTTTGAGAATGGCTTGCTCTGACGCAAGCAGGCTCTTCTGGTCAGCCGTGAGAATCTTTTTGTCCTTGAGGTCGGCGATCTGCTGAATGAACCGAGCGCGTTCCTTCTCGGCCTCGGTCAATTTCTCTTCGGTCTGGGTCTGCGCGGTGAGCGCGGCGTTGATCTCCCGCAGGCGCAGCAAGTAGCGCGTGGCCTCGTTGTCCTGCACTGCAGCGGGGGCGCGGCGCGCAGGGTCTTTGTACTTTTCGTTGATCGCTTTTTCAAGAGCGTTGATCTTCTCCGTCGACAGCCCGATGAGAGCAGCGTCCTTGCGCAACTTCTCAATCTCTTTGGAGCGCTTCTGAGCGTTGGACAGCGTTTGCTTCTCCAACTCGTTGATGCGAGTCTGGGCTTCGATCTGAGCCTTGGCGTTGCGTGCACGCTCGCCCTCTGACGCGGCAGCGCTGGAGGCCAGGCGGGCCTGTTCTTGCAACGAGGCCAGGCGGGCCTGCTCTTCCTCAAGCGCTGCGCCAGCACGACGGCGAGACTGCGCACCGGCTGCTCCGCCGCCACCTACGATGTTGTTGCCGGCTTGGCCACGTAGGCGCTCCACCTCTTGAAGGCTGCTTGTGATGCGCTGTTGCAGTGTGTCGGCGCGACCGATGCCCAGAAACTCATCCCACGCTTCGGCTGCAAACCCGGCGACTGCTTTCCAGCCGCGCTCGATCACGCCAAAATTGTCCTGGAGGCGCGCGGTGCGCTGGTCCATCGCGTTGGCGTAAGCGCGCTGTGCCACCTCGCCGGCTTCAGTCTCACGGCCTTGCTCGACCAACGCTGTGATCTGGCGATAGGTCTCCAGCGTGAGGAAGTTCATCGACTCGTTGAGGCGCTTGACTGCGGCCACAGGGTCTTTGCCGAGATCTGCAAACTGCTTCGCGGTGTCGGCTACGCTCGTGCCCAGCGTCTTTTGAATGCGGATCGCCGTCGTTGCAAACGCCTCCAGGTCGCCGCCTGAAACAAGCCCCGTGGCCGCAAGTGCAGCCAGACTTTCCGCGGCTTGAGCCTGCGTGCCGATGACCCCGTCAATGCGAGCCGCCGCGTCGGCAAGCTGGCCCGCCGTGCGACCGGCAGCGTTGCCCGTGGTGATCAGTGACGCGTTGTATTTTTCGGCCTCGGCCTGACCCTTGACGTAGCCAAACGTGAGCAGCGCCACCGCACCGGCGATCACGGTAAAAGGGTTGATCAGCCCGAGGACTGCGCTGGCCAAAGCCTTGGCCGCCGGCACGACGCCGCCAAACACGTCCTTGAGCTGACCACCCTGCTGGAGCAGCACAGTGAGCGGCGCTTGGCCGCCCTGCAAGCTGACCACGATGTCGGTCAACTGTGCAGGCACCTGGCGCAGCGCAGCGGCTTGCCCTTTGGCGGTCAGGCCGTAGGCGTTGAGCGTGGTGGTCTGCTGCTTGAGAGCCGCCTCAGTGGCCTTGATGGCGCCAAGCTGCGTCTGCATAGCCGAACTCAAGCCCAAAGCCTGCGCACGGGCTTCCAGCACCTCGCCGCGCGTCTTGCCGACGCTTTGGGCGTAGCGCTCAATCTGAGCAGTGAGGCGGTCTTGCTCGCGGGCGAGCTTGATGGCCTCGGCGGCGGCGCGCGTGGACCCAGCGGCCAGGCTCTCACCAGCTTGGCGCCCGGCCTGAGTGGCGGTCTGCGCAAACTGCTTGACGCTTTGGGTGGCTTGGGCGATACCGGCAGTGAGGCCCGACGCATCCGCCGTGACCGAAATTACCGCCGCGCCAATTTCTTCACCGCTTGCCATGTGGTCCCCGTTTCCCGGTTACTTGCCCGCCAAGGCCGCCAGCATTGGCCACGGCGGTTGTGCTGGTCTCCGCCCGGCTACTCAGGTAGGTCGAGTCGATCAGACAGATTGTATCGACCTCCCAAGGCTCTGGCGAGATGCCGCGCAGTTGGAAGAAAGCCCACATATCGGTCCAGCTGATCGCGTTGATAGAAAAGCCTGCGCTGCGTCGAGCCGACAGGTCCAGGTACCAATTCCAGATGTACTCCGTTTCCGGCGGTACCGACTTCATGTTGCGCAATTCAGAGCGCACCACGCCTGTCTGCTTGCGGATGTCGAGAAAGGTCTGGAGTTGGGACTTGCCCGTCTTGGGGTCGAGCTTGTCCAGCGCAAACCGCTGACGGGCAAACTCCAGCAAGGCCCCCGTCAGGCCGCGTCGAAATTTGTGGCGGTCTCGATCTCAGCAACCAGGCGCTTGGCCCAGTGGGGGCGTGAACGCAAAACGGCCTTCAGGTTGTCCCGGTTGAAAGGCGCCTCTTCAGCGCCCTTGCGGAAGCCGAACCAGCCCACCACGCAGTGCTCCAAGAGCACTTCACGACGAGACTCCATGCCGTCAAACATCTTGCCGGCGTCCTCTTCGCGCGAGAGGTCCAGCGAGACTTTTCGCTTCTCGGCTTCGATGATGTTCTGGATCGAAATAGCGCGCTCGGCTGCGCGAAATTGATCGCTGGCGGGACCGACCACGATGAACCCGACGGGCTCAGGCACGTCGCCGGGGTTGTGGCCAATGATCACGCGATAGCTCCGCTCGGTGGTCTCGGAAAGTTGGTCGATGTCAAAGCTCATTTCAAATGCTCCAGGTTGGTGAAAGGTGTTCCGCGTGCAATCTCTTCAACGCGCCACTGCCGCCAGGCCAAGTCCCACGCCCAGCGCTCACGTGGCGGGGTATGAACCTCGCCGATGCGGTGTGCCGCAACGTCCCACGCCATCGAGCCACGGTTGTCCACCACGGTCGGCACACCGGCCAGCACCGACTCGACACCGGTGTTGCTGTTGTAGGTGATGCACACCTCGGCGTCGGCCAAGGCCTGGCCCAGCGTGCCGGTGCAGGGCTCGGTGTAGTTCGGGCTGCGCTTGTAGCCACGCTCCAAAGCCACCGGGTGCTCGCGAAAGCGAACAGGTAGGCCGTAGCGTTCGGCGGCCAGCAGCGCGGTCCCCGAGTACCAACGTGTGAGGTCTTTGCCGGCCAGGCTCATGTCGCCCGGCACCTGCCCGATCAGCAGCACGTGCTTCCCGGTGCCCGGCTTGCGCCAAGGCTTCAAAAGCCCTGCGTGGTGCGCTCGGAAGCGCTCGCCGTTGTCCGTGAAAGGTGGGAAAGTAGCTGCCCCGTTGAGGCCGTCCCAGCCGAGTGAATACCACTCAAAGCGGTTGCCGAGATAGCCGCGCTCCATAACCAGCACGCGGTGGCCCTGCTTGCGGTATTCCGCCCCGGCCCTCCAACCCCAGCAAGCCACGATCGGTGTCGTGACGTGCTGGCCGCGGTGGATCTGAGTGACGTTGTGACCGAGGTGCCGAAGTCCAGCCGCGACTGACTGCCCGCACGGGTTGGTGCGGGAGGTCTGCTGGACAACGGTGACGCGCACAGCTTACGCGCCAGAGGCTGGCACTTCTTCCACCGCGCCGGTGAGGCGAATGGTGAAAGTGCCCGTGACCACGCCGTCAACGGCTGCGGAGAACGAGCGGCTGGCCACGAAGCCCAGCACGGAAAAAGCGGAACCATCTTCAAAGATCACCGTGAACAGCCGGGTGAGCTTGTCAGAAGCCGCAGTGCGCAGCACGGCTTGTGCAGCGTCGGTCATGACCCAGTGGCCGTTGATCGTGAACTGGCCGGGGTCTTCCAGGCCCAGACGGAACTCTTTTGCCGTCGAGCAAAAGGTCGTCACGTCGATCTCAGCGGCGGTGCCGCCCTGGTAGTTGATCTCGCGAGCCGTGCAGTCCATGGAGACCATGATCGGCGCTGGCGAGGGATTGAGCTCCGTCACCGCAGTGGTGGAGATCTGAAGCTGCGTGCCTTGCACGAGAACGACTTGAGAGGGCATGATGCTTTCCTTTCAGGGGCGGTACCAAAAGCTGATGTCTTGACGGGCGCCGTAGGCCTTGGTCGGCGAATTGTACTCCGCCACTAGGCTACCAAGCGATACCCCCCGCAGCGGCGCCGCGGTGAGCAAAGCCTCGATCGCGCGCATCATCGTGTTGGCCTCAGAACGGCGCTTTGACCAGGTGTTGAACTGGATGCGTGCGTTCTGCCCGTTGGCGTTGCCGCACAACGTGTCAGTCGGCTGTCCGCCCACTTGACTGTACGTGACGTAGGGCATGGGCGCACCGAGCTCGGCGGTGTCCGGGTACACCTCGTAGCCCAGCGTGGCAATCAGCGTCTCAATGTCGGTCTCGATGGTCATGATTGCCCTGCCTGAATTTCACGGAAGCGCTCAGCCATGCGTTGCTTCATGGCGGTGATCGCGATCTTGCGTTTGCTCTCCCACGTTGGGCGCACGAAAGGCTTGGGCGGAACGAACACCGGCACCTTCAGCGCCCCCGGAAGAGTGTGCGCACCAGGACCGCGCGCATTTTTAGATTCCTTGCTGCGCTGCCACTTGCCGTCAACGAGCCGGTTGTAGAGCCAGTGCCCGTATTCGATGAAATACCAATGCGGCGCCTTGCGCTTGTTTGGCCCGATGAAATAGGTTTGTCGGTTGGCGGTGGACTTGTCGTCGTGCCACTGGTAGATGGCGCCATAGAGAGTTCCCTCTTTGACCGGGACGCGCATGCGCATCTCAAGGTAGAACACGTTGGACCCGGCGAACGCGCCAGAGCGCAACACCTTCTCGCGCACAGCGCGCTCCAGCGCCTGCAGGCCCGCCACGGCGTCGTTGACCTCAGCGTACATATCGACGGGGTACTTGACCGCGCGTGACGCGTTGCTGCGGCCTTGGCGCGGGTTGCGACCGTTAGCCATCGTTGGCTCCCTGCGCGACGCCGATGTCTAGGTATCGGTTGTCCTGCACGTCCGGCAGCACCACGCGGATCTCATAGGTGATGCCCTGCACAATCACGCGCATGTCGGCCGTTGGCCACGCTCGCCGGTTGCGGATGCGTATGCTGGCGGTGGCGCGGCTCACCTCTTTGTCGGCAGCGATGACCTCCTGATTGACGAAGCCCGAGCCGGTTATGGTCTTGACGCTGGCCCAGCACTCAAAGGCGGGCTCCCAGTTGTCGAGAGGCTGGCCCCAGTCGTCCTTGCCCCCCGCCTTGCGCTCAAACTTGGCGCGGCGGTTGAGCTTGTGGGCCTGGACGTATTTGCTCATGACCGGTCAGAAGTTGTGCACGCGGAACGACGAAATCAGATCCTCGCGCGTGCGCATGATGTCGGCTTTTTCGTTCGGGTCAAAGCGGTCGGCCAGCACCTGCACGGTCAAGCAAATGGCGTCTTTGAGCGGCGCGGGAATGGCGTTGGTGTACTCGGCCGGCGAATCGCTCCAGGGGTAGCCAGCGGTGTAGGTGATGCGCAGGGCGTCGGGGCGTTCGTACATGCACGGGGCGAACCACGAGTCAACGAATCGCAGCTGTGGCACGTAGTCCTCGGCGAGGAAGTAGTTGGCCGGATCAATCACCTGAGAGGCGTTGAGCCCGTCAAAGTAGTCGACCGACTCGATGCTGGCCACGGGGGGCCGAAGCAGGTCGATCCCGCGGGGGCGACCCCAGCCCCCGATGCGTCCGAAGCCAACGAGGTACGGGTGCTCGACCGCGCCCATCTGCAGCCGCAGTGTCTGCTTGACCAAAGCACGACGCGTGGCCTGTTCAATCCAGATACGCGCCGTGCGGATGTGGCGCTCGATCGTGCTCTGGAGGGGGTAGACAAGCGCTGGTGGCGAGCCCTCTTCCTCGGCGTCCCACCGCAGAAACTCATACACCTCGGCCACGGTGACTGGCTCGACTGGCGGCTCGACGAGAGTGACGATGTTCATGGCGTGTCCATCAAAACGCAGCCAATACCCATGAGGGAGCCTGGCGCAACAAACTCGACGGTATTGTAGCCTTGCGACTTTAAAACGCGCCAGAAAGTCGGCACCTCCACTGGCCGCCCGCCCTGCTTCTCGCGCTGGCCAACGCCCACGATGTCGTGGAAGGCAACGATGCGCGCCATGCTGCGGTAATTGCGCCAGTCGGCCGTCACGCCTTCTAGGGTGTGGTCGCCGTCGATCAGTAGCGCGTCATAGGGGCCGCGGCCTTGGAACAACCGCACGGTGGCCGCGGTCTTGCTGTCGCCAAACAGGCATGAAGCTCTCGGCCCGATGTCAGCCACGGCTCGTTCCAGATTCACCCGAGTCCGGGGGTTGCCCCACAGGCCGCCCGGCAAGTCCAGCGCAACGCCGCGCGCCGCAGGCAAAGCCGTGAGGATGTGGTGAAACGTGTCCCCGTCACGCGCACCGATCTCGCCGTAGGACTTCACTTTGTGCTCGCGCAGAAACTCCACGAATGCTGTGAGCTCGTCGGGGTGTTGCGAGGGCTTACGGCCTGAAAAGGTGGTCAGCACAGGGCATTCTCCAAGTCTTGTTGCGGGAAGCACGTCAGCAACGAGCCTGGCGTGCAGTTGATGATCTCGGCGCCCCGTCCTTTGAGCGCTGCGAAGCGGACAATCCAACGCTCGAAGGTAGCCGGGTCGGTGTTACGCAGCGGCGGGGCGTGGCGGCCGAAGAAGTGCGAGCCCTTCATGTCGAAACCCAGCAACAGCACACGCTCGGCGCCTTCTGAGATGGCCAAGTGCAGCGCCTGGTACCCACCGTTGCCACCTGTGCGCACATGCCCCGGGGCTGGGTCGTAACCCTCCAGGCCCGTCTGCTTCAGCCGCTCCACCGCGCGGTAGGGCACCTGCTGATCACATGACGCCTTGCGCCCGGCAAACGCCAGCGCCTCTTGCTCATTGACCCGCCACCAGGCGGCGTCTGCCGCGTACAGCAGATCCGCCCAAGGCGCGAGTTTGAACGCGTCATTTACGACGGTTACCGCCGCTCTTTTTTGCTGGTGCGCTGCGTGCACTCTTTGCAGCTGGGCGGACGACAGGCTCGGCCCGGTCGCCAGGATGATCGTTGTCTTGGGCTGCATCGGTGGGCTCCACGGGATCGGCTGCGGGGGTCTCGGGGTCAGCAGGCGGGGCTGGAGGCTCCAGCGGCGCCTCGGGTGGGGCTTCGGGTGCAGCAGAGCCTTGCGCGGCCTCCACGGCTCCGCGCAAGAGCCAATGGCGCAGTGCAGCGCCGCTGAGCTCAACGACTTCGCCGGCTTTGTGCTCGACGCGACCTTCGCGCAAGGTGGTGTTGCGGATGAAACGATAGCTGGGCATGGTCATCTCCTGAAATAAAAAGCCGGAACGGCGGGTGAGCACCGTTCCGGCCTAAGTGGCACTGCGAAGTAGCCGGAAATTAAACGCTGACGATCTCATCCACCGTGGCAGCGTCCAACGCGCTGGCAGGCGCGTAGAGGGGATCGAAGCCCAGCACCACGGCGCTCATGTCGGCACCGGCCACGGTGAGGGTCGCAGACAGGCGGAAGTGGGTGAAAGCCGTGCCGGCCAGGGCATCGGTGTTGAGGTTGATGACCGCCTGCTTGTCGGAGTCGGTGCCGGCCTGCGTCAGGGGCGTGATGGCTGCACCGGGGATGTCCGTGGCGCCGCCGCCAGCGCCGTCGGTGTAGCCGATCAGCTTGGCGTTGAGCACGCCGGTGGAAACGATCTCACCGACCAGAATCGCCGCCATGAAACGGCGGAAGTTCTTGAGGGGGATGTAGCCGGTCACGTAGGTGCCTGCGGCGTACGCATCGGGGTCGATTGCGCCAACCAGGGCAACCGCTTCGGTGGGGAGCTTGTTCATGATGGTTCCTTCAGGGATTTGGGGGTGGGGGACTGAAGGCGGGGCCGAAGCCCCGCCATCCTGATCAGCTGCGTGCGCCCAGAGCCGCGAAGAAGGCACGGGGGGTGCCGTTGTTCGGGCGGACGATCGGAGCGTTCCACTTGGGCTGACCGCCCACGCGCATCACGAACCGGAAGGCCGTCATGTCGTAGTCGAAGAACAGGTGGATCGACACGTCCTGGCGGATGCCGCCGGTTTTCATCAACGTGTGGTACTGGCTCCAGTCACCAAACATGATGTCGCCAGTGTCGCCGAGGCCGGGGACGGCTTCAGACGGCACGATCGGGCGGCCCAGCAGGGTGCCGTACTGCGCGGTCGACAGGCCGCCTGGCGGCAGGTAGATCGGCACAGCGTTGCCCGAACCCTGGTCGATGAACTTCATGTAAGGCAGCTGCTTTTCAGCGTCCTCGTTCATCAGCCACACTGCGCGCGAGCGGTTGCCGCGGGGCACAGCGTAGTAGAGATCCATGATGTTCTGCATCACCACGCTGTCGGCGTTCTGACCGCTCACCGGGTCCACGATCAACGTGCCGGGCGAGTTCAAGATGCCCAGAGGTTGGCCGACGCCAGTGCCGCTGATCATGGCTTGGTTCACGCGGAAGTTGATTTTCTCGGGCGCTTTGCCGTTGATGTAGGCGGCCATGGCCGGTGCATCTTCCAGCAACTCGTCGGTCACGGGTACCAAGGCGATGATCTTGTTCGCCTTGATGGTGGTCTCGCCGAGTTCCGGTTTGGACTGCTGCTTTTGGCCGCCTTCCGATTCCCAGTAGGCCTGGATGCCGCCGCTGGTTTGCCACGGGGTCGTGGAGTCGGTTGGGAAGGTGATGCTGTTGCCCGAGGTGGTCAGCTGGTCGGTGCGACCCACCAACGACTCTTCGGCCATGACCTTCTGCATGATCTGCGTGCGGAAGTCAGGCGGCACTGCAAAGCCACCGTCCTGGCCGACGCCTTCACTGCCCCAGGTCGTGGGCGCGTTTTGGATCAGGCGGGGATCCGGCGTGGCGCCGCGGGCCGAAGCCTGCACGACAGCGCGGGTGTAGTCGGCAAAAGAGCGGAAGCCCCAGCTGCCCACGTCGCGGTTGTCGCGGGGCTGGGCCGGCACCGAAGCGCGGGCTGCAGCTTGCGCACGAGTCGCGTTGGGGTTGGGCGTGACCGCGGCCTGCTGGCCACCACCGTTGGCGTTGGGCTCGGTCTGGCGACCGACACCAGAGCGCACCTGGCTGTTCATCTGCTCGTTGCGCTGGTAGCGAGCCACGTCGCCTTCCAGGGTCTCGAACTCGGCGAACAGGGCGTCGAAACGCGCGCGCTCGTCATCGGTCATGTCGCGGTTGTCCGCATTGACCGTGGCGGTGATGTTGTTGACTTCCTCGTTGATCTGCAGGATGCGGTTTTGCATCTGTTCGATCGTGGCCGAGATCGGGCCGCCTTCGTTGCGAACGTCGGCGTGGGCAGCAAAGCCGAACGCAGTGGCGACTGCCATTGCGGTGACGGCCAGCATCAGTCGGGAGTTTTTCATGATGGTTCCTTCAGGTTGATGATGTGGTCGCGCTCTGGTCCGCCCATTACGCCTTTGCGGGACTTGCCCCGCGAATCTTCGTTGCACCCATGTTGACGCGCGCCATTCGAGCGCTGATCGACTTTGCATGCTGACGAAGATTGTCCGGTAGTTTAGCGAATTTTTCCAGCATGTCGAAACTTGCTTCCATCTCGACCGAATCGGTGATCTCGTCGGTGAATCCACGAGCCTTGGCTTCCGTCGCGTTCATCCAGGTCTCTTCGCCCATCCAGTCGCTGATCTTGGCGCGATCACCGCCGGTGCGCTTGACGTAGGTGTCGAGCAGCTGCTCGCGCGTGAGGTCGAGCGAATCAGCCATCTTGCGCATGTCTTTGGCCGTGCCGCCAGCGAAGGCCCACGGGTCGTGGATCATCACGGTGCCGTTGGAAGCCATTTTGATTTTGGTGCCGGCCATCAAGATGATGCTTGCGATCGAGGCCGCGATGCCGTCGACGTGCATCGTCTTGTTCTTTGCCGGGTGACGCACGATCTGGTTGTAGATGGCGATGCCGTCGAACACCCCGCCGCCGGGCGAGTTGATGTAAATGTCAAGGTCGTCCACGTTGCCGAGGCCGCGCAGTTCCTTGCTGAATGAGTCGGCGCTGATGCCCCAACGGCTGATCTCGTCATAGACGAACATCTCGCCTTTTTTGGCGTTGGCTTTGGCGAAAAAAGTGCCTGCGCGTTTCATGGTTTCTTCTCCAGTGCCGCTCGCGCAGCGGTTGACGGGTCGATGCCCTGATTGATGACTTGAAGCGCCCAGTGGTGCGCATGCGGCAAAGAGGGCAGCACCTGCGCCAGGTCGTTGACCACGATGTAGGCGAACATCGTCGCCTTCTGCCGGGCCAACTCGATGCCCTCGCGCTCTTTGGTGTGCTCAACGCGGTTTTGCACCCGGGCGTAGGTCGCCGTGAGCCAAGCCTCAAGCCCCGGATCGTTGGATTCATCTTCGGGGTCCGGCGGCTCCTGGTTCGTACCGCTCTTGCCGTCGCCGGCCTTGGCGGCGTAGGCCGCGCCCACGTCCTCCAGAGGGACGTTGGCGCCCTGCACCACGCGAATGTCGCCGTCGGGGCCGATCGTGTTCTCGCCCAGCTTGCGAAGCACATCGTTGCCCGAGAACACGCCGATGTTGCGCAGCGCGGCGTAGGCCTCGGTGCGACTCTTGTAGTCGCCCTGCTCGGCCCAGTCGAGGTCAACCTCAAAGAACTTGGAGGGGCCGCGCACGGAAATCATCTTGTAGCCGAGCTCTTGCTCGATCTCGACCTTCCAGGGGCGCAGCGTGTCGCGGGAGAACTCCAAACCCTGGTGCTCGATGTTGTTGTTGGTCGAGCGGGTCAGGTGCGCGATCTTGTGCGGTGGCACGTGGAAGAAACGGCAGATGTCCTCAATCGTGAGGTTTTTGAGCTCTGCCGTGGCCGCCTGTTCGTTGTTGGCACCAAACGTTTTGATGTCCCACTCGCCGGTAAACAGGCCGGTGGTGTAAGCGTTGCGAGGGCCGTTGTGCTTTTTGCCCAAGCTCTCTTTGGCGCGCGTGTAATTCGCGTCGTCCATGTTGCCGCCCTTGTAGACGAACACGGTGCCGAGTTGAGCGTTGTTGTTGAAATAGGCCTCGGTGTAGGAGTCCAGCGCGAGGGCGGTGGCCACGGTGCGGATGGCTCGCGAGATCGTGTTGTCGCCGGCAAAGCCGACCAAGCTGGCGCCGCGAATGACCAGCATGTCGGCCGGGTCCATGTCGACCCAGCCGCCGCTGTATTCCTGCGTGACTTTGTAGTAGAGGCGACCGGTGTTGAGATCTCGGCGAGGCTCGACGCGGCTGCTTTGAATAGGCCACAGAGCCACAGGGCGGCCCGCCATGTCACGCTCGATCTCGGCGTAGCCGTTGCCCCAGCCCACGGCGTTGAGCAGCATTGCGCGCTTGCCTGACTGGGCCGTCATCTCGTCGTTGAAACGGTCGTTGATGACGGACTGCAGGCGATCGCGGGGTAGCGCTTCCTTCTTGTCCTCACCACGCACCCCGCCGTAGATGTTCCAGTCGCTGGAGGACAGCGCGCCAGCGATCACGTCCATGCAAGCCCAGATGGCGGCAACCTGCGTTGCGGTCTCAGGATTGACGGCCAATCCGCCCGGGCCACGCATCGTGACCGGTTGCCCAAAACGCTGGGCCTCGGGGTCTGCGCGCTTGATGCGCAGCGCCGCCATGATTCGGTTGAGTGTTAGAGCCATTCCATCCCCGGCGCGGTTGTAAGTTGATCGGCCCGGTCGACAGTTCCGACAGCCATGGTGGCTGCCACGATGCCGTCGATGCGGCCCGTCGCTTTGGACTTGTCGAGCTTGCGGTTTCCTGCGGGGTCGGTCACAACCACGGCGTTCGCCGCGTTCGCGTTGAAACATGGGTTGTTGGGATGCCGCATTTTCTTCTCCACAAGGGCGGTCTCGAACGAATCCCACGCCGGCCCCATGCTGACGAAGCCCTGACCGTGCGGTTCAAGCGGCCATTCTACGCCTTGCCGCGCGCAGGCCGCCACCAGCACGTCGATACGGTGGCGGTCAAACGGTGCCTTGTCCAGGGTGATGTTGTATTCGGCAAGCAGCTTCTCAACGTAGTTCACTACAAAGTCCTTGTCGATCGCCGCGCCAGGCGTGGTTTGCACGAACCCCTTTTTGACCCACACATCGTAGGGTACGCCGTCCTTTCGGGAGCGCTTGGCCAACTCGTCGCCGGGGATGAACAGAATCGGCCAGAGCCAGTGCACCCCGTCGATTTTCACGTCGAGCACCGCGGCGGTCAAGTCGGTGGTCGCGGAGAGGTCCAGGCCGAGCGTGCCGCTGAGCCCCCGGAACTTCTCGAGCCCGTACTCGGCTTTTGCTTCCATCCACTTCTCGTAGCTGATTGCGGGGTTGTAGGCCTCCACCCACTCGCAGAAGTTGAGCCGGCGCACCGTGCTCTCTTTGCTGGGCATACCCTTGGCGGCGTTCACCTCGTCGCGCAGGTACTGCGGGTCGATGATTGGCCCGAGCAGGGGGTTTGCCTTGATCCAGCACGACTCGTCCACCAGCGGGTCGTCGCCCTCGTCCATGGCGCAGATATAGGCGAACAGCGTGTCGTCGTCGGCGATGCGATCGCACACCTGGATGCCCTTCTCGCGATACTCCCAGCACACACTCTTGCGGTCGGTGCCGCTGTTGGTGATGGCCACGATCAGCGGTTGCCGGCGCCACTTCCGGCCGGCAGACATCATGTTGATGACGTTGGCCGTCTTGTGCTCGTGGAGCTCGTCGATGAGGCCCATGTGTGGCCGCGGCCCCGACTGGCCGTCGTCGGCGCTAATCGGCCGAAAAAAGCTGTTGCTGCGGTCATCAAACAGGTTCCACACCTTGTCGTCTTTGCCCGACTTCTTGATGCGGCGGTCGAGTGCTGGCGACTGGTTGACCATGGCCACGGCGTCGCGGAACAGGATCATCGCCTGGTCCTTTTTCGTGGCCGCCGCGTAGATCTCCGCACGCGGCTCGTTGTCCGCAACCATGCCGTACAGGCCGATGCCCCCCACCAGCGGCGACTTGCCGTTGCCTTTGCCCATCTCGATGTAGGCCACGCGGAAGCGGCGCGTGCCGTCCATGCGAATCCACCCGAAGAGCGAGCCCACGATGAACTCTTGCGCCGGCTGCAGCGTGAAGGGGATGCCCTCAAACTGGCCACCGTTCAAACGCAGCACGGTTGGGAAAAAGCCCAGCGCGTGATTCATGCGCCCGAGGTTGAACTCCAAGCCGCGCAGGTGGCCCACGAGCAAGTCATCCAGGTGCCGGCGGCACGCGGCGCGCACGTGCGGACCCGCCACGATCTCCCCGTCGGCTACCTTGCGTGCGTAGCGGGTGACGGGATCGAGATCAGTGGAGGCCGTAGGCGGCGAGGGGGTCTGTGCCTTTGGGGGCTTCTGGCGCGATGGGGGCTTTTCCGCGACTAGCATCGGTCAGTCCAAACTCAGTGAGCCACGCCCTCAAACGGCGATCGGCGTCCGCCAACATGCCGACCTGGGGTCGGGCTTTTTCAACGTGTTCGCCCGTCGTCGTGGTCGCCCAGTACGAGCGGCCATCGTCTCGAATGTCACGGGCCAGGGCCACCCACTCACCGTAGCATTGACACAGCGCCACGAGGGATGGGCCGCTGTCTTGCGACAGTTGGCCGCGTGCTTGAAGCAGCATGCCGACATCAATCCAACAGGTCATTTCATCGGCGCCAAACCATTCGGGAGGTGATGGCAAGCCCGCCACGCGTGGCGGCGCCGTCGCAGCGCGTTCGGCAGCACCTTCGGTGCCCCGAGCGATCGCTTTTTCCAGTGGGTTTGCAGGGCGGCCTCTCATAGGTCAAATGTTATCAGTATTTCCCGGATTTTGCGCAAAGAGGAGAACAGTCGTCCTCTCTTTCCCAGATCGG